CTTCCGATCTCTCGGCCTGGTCGTCTTCATCGGGGTATCGCTCGTTGATCTCGTCCGCCTCGGCGATGAGTTCGTTGAACTCATCGCCGTCCAGGCCATGGTCGTCGCCAAGCCAAGCTTCGAGTTCGTAGCGCTGCATCCCCATGACTGTCCCCTCCGAGTGCGACCCTCGCCCTCATCTGTAGATCACTCTACAGATGGGCTGTAGAGATGTCTACAGCTTCGCGCGCCGCCGTCGACAACCACCACTTACCGGCGCCCGGTTGGGGAGGGGAACCCGGGATGAGATGCCGTATCCGGGCCCGCTCCTTCTTGGAGCGGGCCCTCCGTTGTGTCCAGAGTCAGTGGGACAAGCAGAAGCAGAAGCAGCCCTGGCAGAAGTAGCAGCTCGGGCGTCCATAGCAGCGGCGGCATCGGGTCGTCTGCGAGCAGTTCACAGGCTCGGCGTGATCCTTGACCGCCGCCTCGTTCGACTCGTCATAGTCCTGGCCGCAGGAGTCGCAGGTCGTCATCGCGCGAGTGTGTCACGACGGGCCCGAGATGGAGCGTCCGCAAACGATCGTCTGTGAGTCGGTCCGGGCGAACTGGACTCTCCTGCGGCGTTGTTATTACAGATCCCGTGTACGCATCTATGTAACGATCTCCCCCCTTCGCGATACACTTCGGCATGCGAATCGGCTATGGACGCGTGTCCACCTCCGACCAACACCCCGAAGCCCAGCGCGACGCACTCGAAGCCGCTGGCTGCGACCAGATCTTCGTTGACAAGCTGAGCGGCAAGCTCGCCTCCCGCCCCGAACTCGACAAGGCCCTCGTCGTCGTCCGTGAGGGCGACCATCTCGTCACCACCAAGCTGGACCGCCTGGGCCGCTCCCTCAAGAACCTCATGGCGATCGGCGAAGACCTGCGCGAGCGCGGCGTACAGCTCGTCGTCCTCGACCAGGGGATCGACACCTCGACGCCCGTTGGCCAGATGTTCTTTCACATCCTCGGTGCCGTCGCTGAGTTCGAGCACTCCCTCATGGTCGAGCGCACCAAGCAGGGGCTCGAAGCCGCGCGTGCCCGGGGACGGACTGGCGGCCAAAAGCCCAAGCTTCGTCCGCGCCAAATCCGGCTGGCTCAGGAGATGTACGACGAGACCGGCGCCGACGGCAAGCGCAAGTACACCGTCCAACAGATCGCCGACGAGTTTGGCGTCAGCCGGCCCACCGTCTACCGCCACCTAACGAAGGCCAGCTCATGAGCTTGTCACCGACGGAACTCGCCGACCTGGCGACTGCACCCGCTGTATCCAGCGCGCTGTTGGAGGCGGCCCTCCATACGTCGATGGGTCCGATTGAAGCACTCTGCAAGGGCGTCTACGGATCGGCCGACCCAGACGACTACGCCGCCATCGTCAGTCCCGAGCATGTACTTGCATGGGGCGTCGCGCTGATCGCATCGGCCCGCATCATTGACCCGGCCGTGAGCGCCAGCTGGCCTGACTCGTCTTGGCCCGCTGCACGAACCGCCGAGACGGTCGGGGCGGCCCACCGGATCCTCACCGAATGGGCTGAAGGCAGGGCAGTGCAGGACGTCGCCGACCTCTACGTAGCGGCCTCCCGGGAGGTCCGCAGGACCGAGAGTGGCTGAGCCGTTCCACGGTGCCCGCTATCAACCGGTGGCGGGCGCTGCCACGTTGACGTGCCGGACTTGACCGGCAAATCCCGGTGTAGTCACCCGGTCGGCGTAGAATCTCGGCTGCCGGGATGCGTATGCGCCCTGGAACGAGATCAGCCCCCGCGCGGATTAGAGGTCCGCCGAGGGCTTACAGATCATGGAGGTCAGCTCCACGTGATATCTCGCCCCAACAGTAACCCGCCGAGCGCTGCGCTCGGAACCCCCGCCGCGCCATCGCACTCGAACGGGGGTGCGTTTGAGGTCGGCTCCTTCAACTTCCACGGCGAGCAGGTCATCATCCTGACGAACGCCGACGGCAACTGGGCCGTGCTGGGCCAGCTTTGCCGGAACCTGACGCTCGACGCCGAGGCGCAGCGGCAGACCATTCTGCGAAAGTCCTGGTCAAAGGGCCGGACCTGCGTAACACAGGTCCAGCTTCCTGACGACCTGCAGGCCCGGCCGCAGTTCCTCATCCACGAACGCATCGTCCCGATGTGGCTGGCCAACATCACCAGCAGCCGCATCGCCGACCCGGTGGTTCGCGAGAACATAGAGCGGGCGCAGGTTGAGTTCGCCGACGCCCTGCACCAGTACGTCACCAGCCGCAGCGTCGTCCGGCGCGAGCCGACCAAGCTGGAGATGGCGCGCGACCTGGTCCAAGCGCTGGAAGCGAGGGAGGCCCTGGAGGCCGCCAACCGCATCCTCGCGCCAGCCGCAAGCAAGTGGCAGCAGTTCATGAACTCCGAGGGCCTGATCGGCATGACGGCGATCGCCGACATGCTCGACGTGCCCGTGAAGGAGTTGACCAACTGGCTCGTTGACCTCGGCGTGTTCCGCAAGCAGGTGTCCCGGTTCGGCTCGAACCAGAACATGCCGAGGCGTATGTACCAGCGGTCCGGTCACTTCACGATCAAGATCGAGAACAACAGCAAGGTCTCCTACGAGGTGGCCTACGCCTACAGCGAGGGCGCCGACTTCATCATCGATCAGTGGAGGAAGCGCGCCGCTGCCTGACCAACCTGACGCCCGCCTCCGTATCCAGCGGGGGCGGGCTTCTTCGTATCCGGAATCTCCCCTGCCACATGCCTGCCGGCCCGCCCGTGCCTACGGTGTGGCTCCGGACCATCCCGGGCCCAGCGCCCTCCCGGCTCCCCACGGGCGGGCCGCCCGCGCGCCTACGCCTCGGCGTCCGGGCCGGAGCTCCACACGGTTGGCCCGCCGCCCCGCTCTGTCATATGCCTACCGGCGTACCTGCGCCCGTGCGTATGGTGTGGCCCCGGACCATCCCGGGCGCACGCCCTGCCGTGCGACGTCCCCACCCACACCGCCTTCAAGCACCCCGAAGATGGGCTGTACTCCATCGGCATCCACCGGCCCCAAATGTTCGGCGACGCCACCCCTGCCGCACCAGTGATCACGGAGAGGATGGAGGCATGAGCAATCATCACGCCAGCCGTGAAGACATTCGCGAGCTCGCTGCCGCCAATGACCGCGTGACCCAAGTGCGACGCGAACTCGAAATCTCGGAAGAGCGGATCCAGACCATCCGGGCCCGCCTTCGGGCCGCGGAGCTTCAGCTCTCGAACGCGATCCGCCAAATCACCGCGCCGGACGGGAATCCCCCTCCCGCTTGACGGCGGAGCTTCGCACCCACTAACGCGACGGAGGCGTCGCGGGGCGGAGCATCCGCTCCCAGAGCGGTCACGCCGCCAGCGACGACATCGGCCTGTAGCGGCACGGCGAGGCCCCGCCCCTCACGGCGGGGGCTCTTCGCAGCCCTCGTACACGTGCGGTCGGCCTCCCTGCCAGGCGATGACCTCCGAGTCGCCGAGGACCAGCTCGTCCGGGTCGGGGACCTCGATGCGCCGCAGGAACTCGATCAGGTCCCGGTCGCTGTAGGCCACCCCGAGGACGGTGTCGACACCGCGGATGCGGATCACGACCCGCCGGCCGCCCGACGGTGAGATTCGGTGCACGAGGATCGGCGCGTGGTCCATGAATCCAGCCTGCGACTGGCTGGTCAGTCCAGCACGCCGAGCGCATTGTCGGGCCGGCAGTGCGGGCACGCCTCGACCCCATTGGCGAGCGCCCACCGGGCTTCTTCCCCCGCGGCCGGATGGCAGCGCTTGGTCGCGTCCCAGCAGCCGCCCACATGCACGCGGACCGGGCGTCGGCCTGCGCCGATGCCGTGCTCGATCAGCCAGTCCGGCGGCGGGGGAGGCGGCAGGCGGGTGGCCTCGACGGCCAGGCGCCGCTCCTCGGCGGCGATCCAACCTCGGGTCCGCTCTAGGTCGCCGACCTGCACCCGCTCCAGGAAGCGCAGGAGATCGAGGCGAGAAGGCTGAATATCGGACACAAGTTCGATTCTACGCTCGCGGCGCCACCCGGTTGTCAGCGGGCGGGTTCACAATGGACACATCATCCGCGAGCAAGACTGAGCACGCGGGGACGCTGCGGGCTGCAGCTGCACGGTCCCGCCCCACCGGCCCCCACGGGGGACAGCGCCCGGCGGGGCGGAGGTGCGTCAAGCCTTAGTCGCCGAATGCCGCACGGCCTTCTTCACCGCCGCCTCGACCTGGTTCCGCGGCTCGCCGATCTCCGCCGCGTAGGCCGTCACCGCGGCCTGCACCTCGCCCGCCCGCTCACGCCAGGCCGCCCACGCCTCGGGGGTCGGATCGTCGCGGACGGCGGCATGGGCAGCGTCGGAAGCGCGCTGGAGTCGGATGAGTTCGTCGGTCAGTTCGATAGCCACGGCCGGATCTTAGGCGGCGGGTACGACAGTCGCCCGCAGCCACTCGCCGAGCAGCTCCTGGTACTCGGCCGACCCGGCTTGACCGGCCGCGACGAGCTCACGAATCCGCTCGTTCAGCTCCGCAGCACTACCCCCGACGATCATGCGAACAGGATATCGGGCGGCGCCCACAGCCGGGCAGTCTCCTCGTAGGGTGACCACATGATTCGAGCTGTGGTTTTCGACGTCGGCGAGTGCCTGGTAGACGAGACGCGCGAGTACGGGACTTGGGCCGACTGGCTCGGCGTCCCGCGGCACACCTTCGCCGCGATGTTCGGTGCCGTCATCGCCCAGGGCCGTGACTACCGCGAGGTGTTCCAGGAGTTCCAGCCCGGCTTCGACCTGACCGAGCAGCGGGAAGCGCGCGCGGCCGCCGGCAAGCCCGAGCACTTCGACGAGTCCGACCTGTACCCGGACGTCCGACCCGCCCTGGCGCAGCTGCGCGCCGATGGGCTGTGGCTCGGCATCGCAGGCAACCAGACTGTGCGCGCTGGCGGCATCCTCCGCTCGCTGTTCACCGAGGACGTCGACCTGATCGGCACCTCCGATGACTGGGGCGCGAGCAAGCCCGACCCCGAGTTCTTCGTCCGCGTCGCCAAGGTCGTACCGGCCGCCCCGGAGGAGATCCTCTACGTGGGCGACCGGGTCGACAACGACATCAGGCCGGCGGCGGCGTTCGGAATGCCGACAGCCCTAGTGCTTCGTGGCCCGTGGGCCAACATTCAGTGGCAGACGGACGAAGCACAGAGCCTGCCGACGATCCACGTCGAGAGTCTGTCCGAACTCTCCGAGGCTATCACCGCATTCAATTCGCGAGAGCGCTGAGCATCGCACCCCAGCTGTACAGCCGGTCATCCAGTGCGCGGACGCAGGGCTCGCCCTCCCTCGGGGCGAGCTCGCGCCGCACCTGCCGCACCCGCTCCATCCCGGTCGCGTACCAATGCGTCTCCAGCAGATCCAGCGCCTGGACCGCATAGTCGCAGGCCGCCAACGCGTCCCCCGCCGCTGCCTCGACGGCGGCGAGGTCCCCGAGGATGACCGTCCGCTGCTTGTCCGCGTCGGACGGCAGGGTATCGAGGACCCCGAGGAGCGTCTCCCGGGCCTGCGGCAGGTGCCCGGCCTTGAGCTGCGTGTTGCCCTTGAAGGCGGCCAGACGGACCGCGCTGAACCAGTCCATCCACTCCGGCGTCGGGTGCTCGCCGCCGGCGGACAGGGTGTCCTCGCCGTGGGCGATCAGGTTCAGCGCCGCACGGGTGTTCCCGCACCGGGTCTCGCACTCGGCCTCCACCGCGTCCAGCCAGGCCAGCAGCTCGGCGGATGCCGGCCCGCGGCGGGCAGACGTGCGTGCCATCACCATCCGCTCCGAGGCGGCCGCCCGGTCGCCCGCCCAGCCCGGGACGAAAGCCGTGTGGGCGAGGATCGCCGCCCCGAGCAGGGCATCATCAGCGTCCCCTGCGGCCTGGAGCGCGCGCAGCCACGTCTCCCGGGCCCGGCCCGGCTCGCTCAGGTCAAAGAACTCGACACGGCCCGCGAGGAGCCACGACTCGGCGAGGGCTGAGGCCACGGTGCGGCGGATGACGCCCGTCGTGGCCGGGAGCAGCGCGGCCCCCAGCGTGGCATGCGCGACGACAGACGGGTGCAAGGTGGCCGGGGCGACGGTCCAGTACAGGCGCCGATGGGCGCGCGTCACCGCGGCGAACGCCGACGCTGCAGCAACTGGCTGGGCCGCATTGGGTACAGCCATCGGTGCGGTCGGCGGGGTCCGCAAAACACGGCCCGCGTCCGGGTCGGCGCCGGCCGCGGGGAACCCCAGCTCCTCGATGCTCGTCACCCCGAGCAGCTGGATGAGAGCCTGCTGGAGGTCCGGGTACGGCAGCGGCGGAGTATCGGACTCCCAGCGACGCACCTGCCGCGCGCTGACACTCAGGCCGCGGGCGGTCAGAGCATCCGCAAGATCCTGCTGCGAGCGGTATCCCGCTGCCTGCCGCGCCGCCCTGAGGCGCGCATTGCCTAGCGGTCGGGACATCCCAACCTCCATACGTCGTAGGGGCGGTGGCCAGTCTGGCAGTCAGGCCGCAACCGGGCCACGCATCACCCACACGAGACCGCAGACGTCCGCTTCGCGGCCAGCAAGAGGCCGCTCGATGTCCTCGCCTCGCGTCCGCTTTCAGGCCACGCTGTGCACCACCACTCGCCGCCGAGAGCAGGAGCCCGCTGTGGTCCAGCCAGCAGTCGACGACTTTGCCGACGCCATCCCCGTCATTGCGCAGGCCCTAGTCCCCTATGGACGGATGCCGTCTGCGGTGGAAGTCGCCGGCCTGACGGATCAGCTCCTGACCTACGGCCAGGCCGCCGTCCAGGCGGTGCAGTCTCTCCCCGCGGACGACAGGGCGACGTTCACCAACGCGCTGCGGGATTGGGAGTACCTGGTCGCCGCGGGCCCGACGGGGACGAGCGCCGGCGTCGCGAACTGGACCTACACCCGTGGCTTGGCCCGGGTTGTCCGGATCCTCGTTCACGGTCTGCGCGCGGGCGCCCGCCCCTAGATCCCCGCCCCTCCTGCTGCGGCGGCTCGGGAGGGGCGGGTACCAGCCGGTTACTGACGGGTTCGCTTCGATAAAGTTTCAGACGCACGTTCGATCGAACATGAGTCAACTACTGGTTAGAACCTGACCTTTGGTGACGAATTCGCAGGTGAGGCCAAGGGTGCGCATGCATATATCTGCGAAGCCTCTGGCCTTGGGTGCATAGGGCAGGCAGACTGGGGCAGTCGCAGTGAGTGGCCGGAAACGACTTTTCGGTCACGGTTGCGATGTCATGGCATGAGGTCCCTCAGTGGGATGCCAAGGGCGCGGGCGAGACGGAGCAGCAAGCTGAACTTGGGGTCGACAGCACCGGCCTCAGCGTTCTGCACGGACCTCCGGTCGACGCCGGCAATCTCGGCAAGCTTCTCCTGCGTGAGGTCGGCCTGAAGTCGGGCATCGCGGATCCGGTTGCCCAGCTCGATCCGGGCCCGATGGATCCATGGAGGTGTTGCAGGTTGCACCCCCAGAACACTTGAACATCAAGATCGTTTTGTCTGCGCAATGTATTGCGCATTTTGTGATCTTTCCGGCGACACAGGCTGCCGCCGGGCGTAGCGGCGCGGGCCCCACCATCGGCGTGGCGGGAGACGCGTCAGGCGCCCAGCGGCAAGGCGACCCCCCTCCGTCACATGGAGGGGGGTCGCCGCTTTTTGGCCCCTGACCTGCGACGACATCAAGATCCCTTGGGGGGATTTTGGGGGGCGGGACGCCGTAGCAACACTGCACGAGAGCGTAGCGAGACTGCACTGACGCGTAGTCAAACTGCGCTCAGATACAGGAAAGCCCAGGCTCAGATGGTTCTGACCTGGGCTTTCCTCCACCTCTTACGAGGTCAACACGGTGGGCGCGGACGGTTTCGAACCGCCGACATCTGCTTTGTAAGAGCCGGATTAATCCCGGCCTGTACGAACTTCATGGATCTTGCGACCTGCTCTTACGCCGCCGCCTCACTCTCCCCAGTGATCGTTTGGGAGGAATTTAGGGGCCGCGCTCGCTGGGCCAGATCAGGAACCTCCGGCCAGATCTCCGTCCACTTCAGGTTACCCATTGCGCGCTCGTAGATGTCCTGCAGGCCCTTCAGTCGCTCAGCCCGCATCTCCGGCGTCGGGTGCTGATACACGGCCTTGATGCCGGGCCGACGGTGGCCAGCCTGGTCGTAGGCGAGCGATGCCTTGACACCGAGCTGGTCCTGGTAGGTGTCGTGCGTATGCCTCAGGTCCCGCATGGTCAGGCCAGGCATGATGGGGTCCCAGCCTGCCCTCTCAGCCCTCCCCCGCGTCACCGTGAGAGCCTTCCGTCCGTCCGCGGCCGGCCTGATGTGAGCCCTGGTGAAGTTGCTCCGCCGCCAGAAAACCCCCGACGGGGTGCAGAAGACGTACTCGTGAGGCCACACCTCCAGGTGCCGCTTCAGCAGCGTCGCAAGGAACGGGGGGACGTCGATGTCCCGAGCGCGGTTACCGTTCTTCGGCGGTTCCAGCTGGAGCACCAGGCCGGTCTTCTCGCCGTCCTCGTCGCGGCCCTCGTACTCGGCGAGCTCACCCACCTCGGGATCGACCTTGACGATCGGGCATTCGAACCATCCACCGTCGTGCGCCTGCCGCCGGGTTCGCAGCACGTTGTCGCGGTGCAGCGCGGCGCCTTCGCCCCAGCCGAGACCCGTGAACGCGGTCGTCAATACGTGGAGGCCGACGGCGGGCCCGAGTCGACGCGCGAGCTGGAGCACGACCTCGGGCGGCGCCCACTTCTCTTCGTCGGTCTTCTTCGGCTTCGCGGTCGCCGTGCCCGTGGGCAGCGTCCGGCGACGACCGAAGAGCGGATTCACCTCAAGGTGACGGGCATCAACTGCCCCCGTCATGATTGAGGACATAAGGCTGACCGCATGGCCAGCGGTCACCGGATCGCAGGCCAGGCCGAGTTGCCAGTCGTCCACGTCGAACCAGCTGATATCGATCAGTGACGTGTGCTCCCACTTAGGGAAGATGTGCTGCTCCAGCAGGTTCCACCGCTTCGCGACCGTGGCGCCCCGCTTCGGCTTCGCCTTCATCCACCGCTTGGCGAACACCCCGAACTTAACCCGCTGCTTTGCCGGGTCGATCCACCGGCCGGCCTGGATGGCGGCCTCCTGCTTCTCGCCGAACTTCTCGGCGAGCTTCTTTGTCTCGAAGCCCGGCTCGCTGCCCGGCTTCCCGTCGGGCTTCGTCCAGCGCGCCCGCCACGTGTACTTCGTCGTCTGCTTACCCTTGCGTACCTTGTAGACCTTTTCGGCCCAGGCCATCGCCTGTCTCCTTTCGCGTGGACACGCCCATGCTGGAGCAGCTCGTACCGCGGGAGTGGGCTAGCGGCAGGAGACGGCCGCTTCGAGTGAGGGCGCTCCAGGCACGTGGCCGAGCGCCCTGTTCACCTCGCTCACCCCGGCCGGGGTGAGTCCGCCGGCGTCGGACGCCAGCGAGGGATCGACGTACACGAGAACGTGGGCGCCGGTCGAATCAACCCAGACGAGGCTCTCGTCTGGAAGTACGGAACCGCAAAGGACATGAACACACATCGGCACCCCGCCCGTTCAGTTTGGGGCCCCACCATCAGCGTTCTGTCATGCAACCACACATGTGAGTGACATGTGGAGGGTTCGGTGTGACAGAAATGATCGGATGTCGCTACTTGCCGTCGCGCTCGTTGGGGTAGGTCAGCTCACGCAGCATGGGCTGGACGCGACGCCGCCACGCTTCAAGATTGCGCCGCCGCTCCTCGGGGGTGGGGCTCTTCGACGCGCTCTTCACGATGACGGTGACGCTGGTCCCGTCGGGAAGCTGGATCACGGCGGTGTTCACGAGGGCACCTTCACGTTCGAGCTCGTCCTGCACGGTCATCGGCAGGCCCTCCCCGAGCGGACGGCCAGCGTCGGACTGCACCCCCTGATCGACTGCAACCTGCGCTTCGCCTCCGGCCAGGATCCGCGCCGGGGATTCCGGCGTCCAGCCCACTAGCTGCGCGTAGGCGCGGAGCGTGGGGGTGACCTTCGTCAGCCCGACGCCACGCTCGATGTTCTGGATCGTCGGCCGGCTCACGTTCAGCGCGGCGGCGGCTTCCACCTGTGTGAGCTTCGGCTTACGGGCCAGTCGCGCGGCCTTGAGTGCCTCGCCCAGCTTCTTCCAGTCCTGGTCCATGGGTCCTCATGATGCCTCAAAGTTGTGCAACCAAGAAGCATGGTTCTCAGCCTTTGACCAGCGCATTAGTAGGCATTTCAAGCATCCAGGGTTGCATCGCACGCCCCCCAGCTCCCTTCAGCCCGACGCTGTCACAGAGTGTCAAGGCCAAGAAATCATGCAACACATGTAGCCAGACTGCTTGTTTTCGTAGCCATGCTGCGCCTATATTTCTGTCGTGAGGCCGAACGGACAAGCAATCCGGGAGATCCGCAGAGCCAAGAAAATTGGCCTCCGCACGCTCCAGCAGATGACAGGCCTGAATCGTGGCTACCTCTCCCGGTTGGAGAGGGGGCACATCCAGGAGCCGAACGACGACCAGGTCCGCAAGGTCGCCACCGCCCTGCACGTGGCCCTCGATGCCATAACTCACAAGGAGAAGACGTGACCGCCGCCACCAAGGCTCCCCCGCTCAAGGGCCCCAAGGCTCGGGCCGCCGCTGCCGCCGCCAGAAGGGCTGAGCGGCGCAAGGCCGAGGAGGAGCTGGACCTCGTCCGTTGGACGCCGGAGGAGGTCATCGAGAAACAGCTGCTTCCGTACCGAAGCGTCCGGCTGCTGAAGGAGGCCTGCTACAAGCGCAAGGTCTACCACCACTTGGACAACGCGCGGATCACGTTCACGCCGGAGGACATCCGGATGGAGAACGCCCGCACCCAGGTCGCCCCCATCGCCGCCTAGCTGCGGCTATGCGGCCCCGACCGTCCGGTTCCTTCCCAGTCCCCGGCCAGTCGAGGCCTCCCGATCCACCCCTCACCTGCACGGACACATGCAAGGAGAAGAGGACCGATGTCTGACATCATCGCCGGTTCGCCGGCTCCCACCAAGACCACCGCCCCGCTGATGACGCCGGCGAAGCGTCTGTTGGCCGCGCTGAGTGCCCGCGCCGCCGCCCCGAAGATTCTCGATCTGCACCTCGACGACTGCGACGACGACGCCTGCCAGGGCTGCGAGCCGCAGCACCTCGCCCAGCAGGCCGGCGCTGAGGTGGCCGCCGAGTGGAACGCGAAGCACCCGATCGGTACGCCGGTGACGGCCTACCCCGGCGTCCGCGGCGAGAACGGCCTCACCACCAAGACCCGCAGCCGGGCATGGGTGCTCGGCCACGGCGCGCCGGTAGTCGCGGTCGAGGGCCACGGAGGCAGCATCTCCCTCACCCACATCGACGTGATCGCCGACGGCGGTGAGTCTCGTGGCTGACACCCTCCCGATCGACACGGCCTCCCCGGCCCGCGCCGAGCTGACCCGTCCGACCGTCCGCCGGTACACGCCGTCGGCGCAGGAACTGGCCCGCCAGGCCGCCGCAGCCGAGCACTTGGCCCAGTCGGCTGCCCAGCGGGGGCTGTCCCCGGACGACTACGCCAAGGCTGGCAGCAAGGCCACGCAGAAGCACTGGCTCCGCGACCTCGACGCCGACTCGGCCTGCCCGTTCGAGGGCGCCTGCCGCTACCCGTGCCTGCCCGCCGGAGGCGCGTCGTGAGCGAGTACCCCGAGATCGCCGCCCGGTTCGCCCGGGACACCGCCGGCCACGAGATGACCGTGCTGCACGAAGACGGCCTGTACCGGCACCTGCGGTTCTCGGCGCCGCGGCGCTTCTACGCCTTCGATCTGATCACGTGGGCGAACAACTTCGTGATCCGCGGCGACGGAATCAGCTTCCTCTTCTCGGTCTACCCGACGGAGGACCTGTTCGAGCTGTTCCGCAGGACGGGGCGGCCCGGCGAGATCAACCCCGGCTACTGGCAGGAGAAGGTCGTCGCCGGCCGCAACCAGATCGAGGACTACAACGACGACCTGTTCCGCTCTGAGATCGAGGACACCGTCCAGCAGTGGACCGAGAGCCTCTCGAAGGACGAGGCAGCAGCCCTTCGTGAAGCCGTAGACGAGCACTTCTACAGCGACATGAGCGAGTACAACGTCACCGACTTCGAGAGCGAAGCCCAGCGCGCACTGCACGACTTCCAGCACGGCGAGCACTACAAGGCCGTCTGCGCCTGCGGTCAGGTGGCCAAGTTCGAGTTCCACTACGAAGCCGCCGACTGGCAGGACCGCCACCTGCGCACTCCCGGCCAGGGCCACAGCGGTATGGCCCCCGTGACGGTCAAGTACGACGAGGGCTTCCAGTTCTACGACACGCACGAGTGGCGTCTGCGGGACTACTCGTGGCGGTTCCTGTGGGCCTGTCACGCGATCCGCGAAGGCAGCCCCGAAGGCGGTGGCGTCATGAGCGCCCCGACGCAGTCCCTCGCGGATCTGGAGACGGCCGAGCTGGTCAAGGTCGAGGCGGAGTTCGCCCGGCGGGCGTGTGGCTTCAAACCGGGGACGATCGCCGAATACCTGGACCGGGTCGTCGAGGTCCACGCCCACTTCAACCGGCTCCGTCACTTCCAGCAGAGGGCGGTGGCGTGATGACCCTCCGCCGTGTCGCCTGGCTGAACGCCGCTGCCGGCGTCGCCTCGCTCCTACTCCTCGCCCTCGGGCGCCGCATCCAGACCGGAGGGACCCGATGACTCCTGCTGAGATTCAGCTCGACCTGTACGCGGACCGCCCCGGTGGGTTCGGCTGCGGAGCCGAAAAGGCCCTCTACGGAATTGCGATCAGCCTGCGCGCCGACCTCGCCGAGGCGAACGCCAAGCTGGAGATCGCCGAGCGGCGGGTCGAGGAACTGGCCGAGCGGGGTCGCCTTCTGAGCGAGATGGCGGACCAGTCCTTGCAGCAGTGGGACACAGCCCAGGAGATGGCCGACAAGCTGGCCTACGCGGTTGCCCCGCTTGAGGTCATCGGCGAGCACTCGTCGGGCAACTGCCCGTGGGAGAACGCTCTTGAGCTGATCACTCCTGTCGCCGAGGTAGACCGGCTCCGCTCCGAGAACGCCGATCTCGAAAAGGCCCTCGGCCTGAACGAGGCGGCATGAACGCCACCCCGCCGCCCCGCCCAATACGCGTGATCACCCTGCCTGAGGCCGCCGCGACGGGAGTCCTGCGATGAGCTTCCGCCCGCGTCTCGCACCGTCTGGCCCGCAACCCGCAGGCCGCCGAGGAGGTTCCGTCATGACCACCGCAACCGAGTCCCTGACGCAGGAGTACGACCGCCTGCTCGACGAGCGCAGTCGGACCGCGGCCGAGATGCGCAGCTTCTCGGAGAAGGGTGAGGTGGAGTCGCCGGAAAGTCGGACCTCCCTCGCCGCTATCAGGGCTCGACTCAAGGAGATCGTGGCCACCGCTCCCGCCGGATATGACCTTCCGAGGCAGGCGACTGAACTAATCGAGCTGGCCGGCCAGCACGGATGGATTTCGATGATCCAGTGGACACCGCCCGGCTGGGATGGTGATCCGTTCGTCGAGGTTCACGTGGGCCGTCGGGGCGGTTCGGCCGGGAACTACTACTACAAGATCACCTGGCACTCCCGGGACTGCGCTCCCGGGAAACTCCGGCTCCGTAGCAAGATCGCTCAGGTTCCGGGGCGGCAGGCGTGGCACGACGCTCCATCGCTGAAGGCGATCCGTGACGTCATCGCAGCGAACGGCGGAGCGTCATGACCGTCCGCCCGCCCCTCGTCGGCGCCGCCCTCTGGTCCGCGGTAATGAAGACCGCCGAGGACCGCTGCGAATGCCACGGCGCCTGCGGCAAGAAACACGACCCCGAGCGCACTCGCAAGCAGCAGCGATGCGACGTCCGTAACGGTGACCACGTGAGCAAGGTCGGCCTGATCGTCCTGATAGCGATGCCGCGGGACCCGATCAACGAAGGCGACTTCGCGACCGCCTCCCAACTCCCCGCCAAGCGACTGGCCGCGATGTGCAGGCCCTGCCACGACGCGGTGCTGAGGAAGATCCGCAGCGCCACGAAGAAGCTCACAGCCGGCGACGGACTCTTCGACGCCGAGGAGTACCGCGTCGCACGGCCGACGGCCGGAGCCGCCTGAAGACCGCCGGGCCGGGGGATGACACCGGCCCCCGAGCCCGGCCACCAACCACAAGCCCCGGACGGGCGACCACCGCCCGCCCGCGGCCCGCCACACCCTGAAAGGCCCGAGATGGCCCGCATTCAGTGCATCAACGACGACTGCCAGGACGAGGCCGGACCGTTCGTCCGCACCCCCGACGGCCCCCTCTGCGAGGAGTGCTGGGACGCGCAGGACGAGGACTGCGAATGACCGACGCCGCCGAGAAGGCCGTCATCACCGAGCCCGGCATCTACGACATGAGCGCCGATGAGTACCACGCCGACAAGGCGGTCCCCGGCGGCAGCCTCTCCTCCTCCGGCGCCCGCCGCCTCCTCCCGCCCAGCTGCCCCGCCCTGTACCGGTGGGAGCAGGACAACCCGCAGCCGGCGAAGAAGACGTTCGACTACGGGCACGCCGCCCACAAGGAAGTCCTCGGCGAAGGCCCCGAGCTGGTCGTCGTGGACGCGCCGCTGTGGAACACCGACGCCATCAGGGCCGAGGTCGCAGCCATAAGGGCTGAAGGCGGGATCCCGCTCAAGCAGCACGAGTTCGAGCAGATCAAGGCGATGGCCGCCGCGATCCGCAGACATCCCCTGGCTTCAGCTCTCCTCGACCGCAGCAGCGGAAGGCCGGAGGCGTCGCTGTTCGCGCAGGACGCCGCCACAGGGATCTGGATGCGAGCGCGACCCGACTGGCTCCCGAACCGAGACTCCGGCCGAACCCTGATCTCCGACTACAAGACCACCGTGGACGCCTCGAACGAGGGCTTCACCAAGTCGATTCAGACCTTCGGCTACTACCAGCAGTCCCCTTGGTACATCGACGTGACCGTGGCCCTGGACCTTGCCAGCGAAGACGCCGAGTTCCTGTTCATCGCCCAGGAAAAGAACCCGCCCTACCTCGTCAACGTGATCGGCCTCGACGCGGAGTGGATGCGCAAAGGCCGGGCCCGCAACCGGGCGGCCATCGAACGGTTCGCCGAATGCTCCGCAACCGGCCTGTGGCCTGGCTACGGCGACGAGCCCAACTACCTGACCCAGCCCGTATGGGCCGAGATCCGCGACACCGAGGAGTACCTGTGAACTTCCCCGCCCAGCCGCCTCCCGCACCGGGCGCCGACCGCATCGGGCAGGGCACCGCGGTCGAGCAGTCCCGTGCCGTCGCCGAAGTCCAGGCCGCGATCTACGTGGCACGCCAGTTCCCGCGAGAGATCGGTCGCTCCCGCAACGCCATGCAATCCGCGTGCGGATCCATGGCCCTGGCCAGCAAGGCGTTCTACCGGTTCCCACGGGCCGGCGGCGCTGTGGAGGGGTCCACGATTCACCTCGCCAAGACCCTCGCTCAGACCTGGGGCAACATCCAGTACGGCGTCACCGAGCTCCGCCGCGACGACGAATACAGGCAGTCCGAAATGCAGGCCTGGGCCTGGGACGTCGAGGCGAACACCCGCCACGTCCTGACCTTCATCGTCCCTCACGCCAAGTTCGCAAAGGGCAAGGTCGAGGCGCTGATCGACCTGCGGGACATCTATGAGAACAACGCGAACAACGGTGCCCGCCGACTGCGTGAGGCGATCTTCGCGACGATCCCGGACTGGTTCGTCGAAGAAGCCGAGGAGCTCTGCCGGGAAACCCTCGCCAAGGGCGACGGCAAGCCGCTGCCCGAGCGCATCGAGGGCGCCATCCAGGTCTTCAAGGGACTCGGAGTCAGTGCGGAACGGCTCGAACAGAAGCTCGGCCGGAAGCGGGACCAGTGGACCGGCGCGGACATCGCCCAGCTGCTGATCACCCACAAGACGATCCAGCGCCGAGAGATCGCGGTCGACGACGAGTTCCCACAAGCCCGCATCACCGCCGCCGACATCACCGGCAAGCAGGACCGCCAGTAGCAGCACTCGGGCGGTCCCGCCCGAATCGGGACCGCCCGCCCCAGTGAACCGCACGTGAGAGGACCACCGTCATGCCCCGTCGCCTCACCGTCGCCGAACGCCACGCCTCCGCCACAAAAGATCTCCGCCTTGAGGAGATAGCCGAGCAGTCCAGCTGGAGCCAGTTCCTCGTCGAGCAGGCCGTCTTCGCCGCAGCCCTCAACTACGACACGGTCACCGCGAACGACATCCGCGACCTACTGCCGGAACTCGGCCACGGATTCGTCGGCGCCGCCATCAGGGCCATGGACAAGGGTGGCCTCATCGCCCATACCGGCCAGGTCGTCCCCTCCACCCTGGACAGCACCCATGGCCACCGGCTGGCCGTCTGGAAGGTCACTAGCAAGGGCAAGTCGATAGCCGCCGACCGGGCAGCAGCGCGACGGGACCAGGCCGCATGACCGCCTACGAGTGGTGCGAGGTCCTCGCGATCGGCGCCGTAATCGTCACCGCCGTCACATGGCTGAACCGGGGGCCGAACGCCGACGACGACGCGGACCGGCAGCAGTGGCAGCGGACAGCAGCCGACGCCGCCCAAGACGCAGCAGCCATCCGCCGCACCCGCGAAATCGCCCAGCTGTACCAGATCTGGCCCGACCCGCCCCGAGGCACGGCCCAACTCCCCACCCAGACCCGCCGGACGGAGGAAAACCAGTGACCACCGCAACCGCCCCCCGAGTCCGCCAGCCCGGACCGCTCCCCGACCACGGCGACGCCCGCCGCTACCGCCGCGGCTGCACCTGCCAGCCCTGCACCACAGCCGCCACCGCCGAAGCCAAGAAGTGGGAGTACCTCCGCAGTATCGGCCGCAGCTCTTTCGTCTCCCCCGGCCCGACAATCGCACGGATCTGGGCACTTCGCGCCGCTGGCATGACCGACCGCGAGATCGACGCTGCCGCAGACCTCAAGTCCGGCCGTCTCAACTTCATCATCCGAACCGGAAAGCCGATCCGGCACTTCACAGCAGCACGGATTCTTGCCATCCCGGTTCCCGATCCCACGGGCGAACCGACGAAGAACGGGGCATTCGTTCCCGCCCTCGGAACTGTCCGGCGCTTGCAGACCCTCACGGCCGCGGGGTGGCCCGCCAAGTTCCTTGAGGCGCGGATGGGAACCGGTCAGGGATACGTGTCCTACCTGCTGCGAGCCGGTACGGGCGGAACCGTGAGGCTCTACACCGCCGCCGCCGTCCGGCGCCTGTACGCCGAACTCTCCGAACTTCGACCGGAGGAACAGGGCGTCCCCGGAGGATCGGCGACCACGGCCCGCAATCGGGCGCTGAAGAACGGCTGGCCTTCGGCCGCCTACTGGGACGCCGACGACTTCGACAACCCGAGTTTCGTCCCCGCCACTTCAGATGCCGTCTCCAAGCGGATCGACGTCACCCACCTGCTGTCGTGCGGGGTCTCGAACGAAGAGGTCATGGCGCGCACCGGCGCCTCCATCGCCTACGTCCGGGAAGTCGCCGCCGAACTCCGCACCGGCCAGCCCCGCGTCCGCAGCTGCCGGACCGCCGCGGCCTAGCCGCTTCCCCACCCGCACCAGCCAGAGAGAAGTCCCTTTCCATGGCCCGTATCCGTTCGATCAAGCCGGAGTTCTTCACCTCCTTGACGATCGCCGAGCTGCCGCTGTCCGCGCGCCTCACGTTCATCGGCTTGTGGACCTATGTCGATGACAACGGCGTAGGGCCGGCGGATGCTCGTCTGATCCGGGCCGCGATCTGGCCCCTGGAGGAGGCTCCGGACATTCTCCAGAGGACTCGCGAGGATCTCCAGAGGCTTCACGCGGCCCGCCTCATCGCTCTGTACGAGGACTCCGGAAGGCCGCTCGTAGCCGTTGCTGGCTGGTTCGAGCACCAGAAGGTCAGCCACCCGCGCAAGAACCGCTTCTTGCGACCCGAAGACATCGCTGAGCTGCAGAAATACCCGATTCCGGAGGAGTTCCGGAGTCCTCCGGAGGATTACCAGAGTCCTCCGGAGAGCCTCCGCCCTGAGCAGGGAGCAGGGAGCAGGGAGCAGGGAGCAGGGAATAGAGGCGACGCGGAGCCTCCGGCATCCGCCGATGCCCCTCCCCGAGCCGACGTCGAACGGGTCTGCAAGCACCTGGCCGACGTCCTCGAAAAGAGCGGCAGCAAGCGGCCGACGATCACGGCCAAGTGGCGGGACACGACTCGGCTGATGCTCGACCGCGACGAAGTCACCGTTGAGCACGCGCTCGCCGCCATCGACTGGGCCCACTCCGACAGCTTCTGGCAGGCGCACATCCTCACGCCGATGAAGCTCCGCGAGAAGTACGAGACCTTGCGCCGCCAGGCCGCCGGGAAGCGCCGGCAGCCGGGCCCCCAGACCACCGAACGCAACCTCACCGACGAGGAGATCGAGAATGCCTCCCACTTCGCCTGACGACAGCCCTATGGGCTCCTGGCGCAGCGAGCGCCGCGACCAGGCCGTCGCCGCCTTCGAGGACCGCATCCCGGCCCTGTACGCCGCCGAGATCGACCTGTACGCCGACGTTCAGGCCTGGGCCGACTGCGGGCCGGAAGCGCCCACCAGCCTCTTCGTCTGGGGTCCGCTCGGCGTCGGCAAGACTCATACGGCTTGGCGGGCAGCCCGCCGCTGGGTCGCCGCCCAGTTCGCCGGCGACTACCGCGGTACGCCGGTCGTGCAGACCTGGCGCTCCACCGCCCTGTTCGACGCCCTGCGCCCCGACAGCGAGGGCGGCACCCCGAAGAAGCTGATGCGGGACCTGCAGACCGCCAGCCTGCTCTACATCGACGACCTGGCCGCCGCCCGTGTCTCCCCGTCCGGCTGGACCCAGGAACGTCTCTACGAGATCTTCGACGAGCGGTACGTGAATCGGCTGCCGATCCTGGTCACCAGCGACGTGAAGCCCAACCAGATCAGCCACATCGTCGGAGAGCGCGTCACCTCCCGCGCAGCCGAGATCTTCCGCGGTGGCGTTGTCCACCTCGCCGGTAGCGACCGCCGCCAGGGCGGTGCCGCATGAACGACGACCTGTGGGACGCGCCCACTGACGAGCCGGTCGGCAACACCGCGGTCATGGTCGGCGACCTCGACGCCGAGCGAATCCTCGCCGCGACCGCCATGGCCCGCCCCGACATCGTGGACGAGCTCGCCATGCAGGGCTTCGACCCCGCCGACTTCACCCGCGACCAGTACCGCTGGGTCTGGTACGCCGTCGAGGAACTCCGCGCCAGCTTCAAGGGCGGCGAGATCCGGTACGTCGCCGTCGACCGGCAACTCCAAGCCTGGAAGGCCGATGGCCGCATCGCGACGGTGCCGTTGAACCAGGACCAGCTCGTCGAGCTGTACGCCCACGCCCAGCACGGCTCGGCGGACTGGTACGCCGAACGCATCAGCGAAAAGGCCGTCGCTGCCCGCCTTGCCGCGGTCGGCAGCGACGCGGCGGCCCGCGCCCGCTCCGCCACCTTCAACGCTGACGACGACGTCGCCGCCATCCAGTCCGCCCTCGACGGTGTCGTCCGCACCGGAGCTCAGGACGAGACCCGCCTCGTCGGCACCCTGCTCGAAGGCGTACTCACGGAGGCGACGACCCCGCCCACCCGCGACGACCGCATTCCCACCGGCTTCACGGACCTCGACAGCCTGCTCTCCGGCGGATTCGCCCCCGGCCAGCTCGTCGTCATCGGTGCCCGCCCGGCCATGGGTAAGACCACCGCCGCTCTCGGGTTCGCCAGGGCCGCCGCGATCCAGCACGGCATCCCGACGCTCTTCGAGTCTCTGGAGATGAGCTCCAACGAGCTTGGGCGCAGCATCGTCTCCGCCGAGGCCCGCGTGGCCTTGCACCATATGAAGCTAGGCCTGGCCACCGACGACGACATCCAGCGCATGGCCCGCCGCACCCCTGCCATCTCTGCCGCCCCGCTGCACATCAACGACGGGGCCACCCTTTCGATGCCGATGCTGCGGGCCCGCGTCCGGAACCTGGTCCGCACGGCCGGCCTGCGGCTGGTCATCGTGGACTACCTGCAGCTGATGCAGGCGCCCAAGGCCGAGTCCCGCCAGGTCGCCGTCTCCGAGATGTCCCGCCAGCTGAAGCTCCTCGCCAAGGAGTTCCAGATCACCGTCGTCGTCTTGGCTCAGCTGAACCGCGGGCCCGAGCAGCGGCAGGAGAAGCTCCCACAGGTATCCGACCTTCGCGAATCCGGGGCGATCGAGCAGGACGCCGACATCGTCATCCTGCTCCACCGCCCGGACGCCTACGAGAAGGAATCCCCGCGGGCCGGCGAGGCCGACTTCATCGTCGGCAAGCACCGCGGCGGCCCGACGGCCACGATCACCACTGCGTTCCAGGGCCACTACGCCAGGTTCGTGGATATGGCGGCCACCTAGTGACGGACCTGACCCCCGAGGACATTGCTGCCGCCCGCGAGGAAGGCGACCTCGTGGCCCTGCTCCTCATGGCCGCCGGCCTGACCCCCGCCGTCCCCAAGCAGCGGACCCCGGCCCCCGAGACGGACAACGTCCACATCGCCCACCCCGGCGCCTGGCCCACCGGAGCGAGCCGCCCCGAGCCGCTCCCGCCGATCCCCGCCGGCCACATCGACGCCGCCCTCGCCGACTACCGCCGCTGGCTCGTCGCCGACCGGCCCGCCGGCAGCACCAAATGCCCCTGCACCGGCTGCACACCCGGAGGGACCACGTGAAGGACAGCTGCCCCAACTGCCTGGAGCGGGACATAGAGCCAGCCCTGGAGCGGCACCGCGGCCAGACCACCCGCCACGGCTACGAGTGCCCGCACTGTGGCCAGCAGTGGATCACGGACCGCATCACCACCGCCTACCCCGCCCGCGAGCAAGCCGCGTGAGCCGCCGACAGGCATCACGCCGACCCCGAAAGGACACCCGATGACCGAGCAGCCCGCTCGCGCCGCCGCCTTCAACGCCCTCATGAAGACCGGCCTGAACCGCTACGAGGCAAACACCCTGCTCAACAACCACGCCTTCGAAGCCGTGGCCCCTGTCATGCAGATCGTCACCGACTACGTCATCGCGTCCAACGACATCGGCGGCCTCGACTGCAACGACCTCGCCGACCGGCTCCGTACTGCGGGATACGACCTGCCGGGCGACGAGCCCTACGAGCTGCCCGACGACGGCGAATAGCTCCTGACCTGCACGGCCCACCACAACCGCCGCCCGACACGACGAGGAGACCCCGACATGTCCTACCCCGAACTGCTCACCCCGGAAGAGAAGCTCGCCAGCGCCAAGGAGCGGCTCAACATCCCGAAGATCGTCTGCATCTGCGGCAGCACCCGCTTCATGACGGAGATGGGCGAGGCCGACCTCAATCTCACCGCGGACGGCCACATCGTCGTCATGCCCGGCTGCGACATGAAGTCCGACCACCCCCGCTGGGCCGACCCGGTCGAGGCCGAGGCGTTGAAGGTCCGGCTGGACGGACTGCACCGGGCCAAGATCCGGCTCGCCGATGAAGTCCTCGTCGTCGGTGACTACATCGGCGACTCCACCCGCGCCGAGATCGCCTACGCCCGCAGCCTCGGCAAGCCGGTCCGGTTCACGCACTTCGACGTCGACTCCACCCCGTGACATGGCTGGCCAGCCGCGAGAAGGGCGGCTGGCCAGTGCCCCGATCATCTCGCACCTGAGGAGAACCCGATGACGTACCCGCCCGCCGACGACCGCCTGCGCCACCTCCTCGCCCAGGAAATCAACTGCTCCGTCGACACCTGGAAGCTCGCCTGGTCGATTGCCGGCGACATCGTCAAGGGCCCGGCTATCCGTGCCGAACTCGACCGCATCGCCAGGGCGCACAACCACGGGCAGCCGTGCGGCGACAGGCACTGCCCCCACTGCTTCGACGCAGCACTCACCGAGGCCGGGTCGTGACTGCGCCCGCCCGGCCGGCGCTGACCGAGCGGGAGCTTGACGTGCTCACCCGCATGGCGAATGGCGACACCTACGCGTCCATCGCCAGCGCCTACGGCATCGGACTTCGGACGGCGTGCTGGATCGGGCAGCGCGTGATGCAGAAGCTCGGCGCCCGGAACATCTCGCACGCCGTGCTCCTCGCCTGCCGGGCCGGTCTCCTCGATGGCCGGCCCCAACGCCACGGGGACCACGCCGGCTACGAGGCGCACATCCGGCGAGGCGAGGACCCGAAGCAATGCCAGCACGGGTGTTGGGGCGGCGAGCGGGCGTACCGGGCGGCGTTGAAGGCGGCCAAGGGGGCGGCAGCGTGAGCGACTACGTCGACCGCTGGGGGCCGACCCGCCGGCCAACCGGCAAGGCGCGCGGGCTGACTCCGGAGCAGCAGGACCTGGCCGACGAACTCCACATGCGGGCCCTCGCCTTGCGGACCGCATCCGATGGCGACCTGTCCATCAGGGAGGCCGTGCACCTGGCGGCGGTCCAACTCGGGTTGGAAGCCCCGCAAACCGGGACAGACGAAGGGTCGGAGTGACCGGCAGGGAATCTCTCACCCCGAAACGACCGCCATGCGGGGCCCTGGGCGCCCGCGTGGCGGCCTGGGACCCGAAGTTCATACCCGGCTAAGCCGGGACGCCTCAGAGGCGCTCAGAGCGTCCGCACAACCCCGCCACCCCGAACCGAACCCCGGAGGAACCCCGTGACCGCCGCCCGCCTGCCCTACGAGCACACCCTCAGCGAGATCAACGACATCAACCAGGCCCTCAACACGATCACTGACGGCCGCGGCCTGCCAGCCGACATCGCAGTGGGCGTCATGACCACCCGCTCGAACCTCGCCATCGCGTCCAGCCTCCTCGCCGTCGCCGACGCCATCCGCTCAATCGCCGCAGGCCAGACCGACGGGACCAACCGATGACCGCCGCACTTGAGCCGCCCACCCACCGACTCCCCATGCTCGACTTCGTCACTTCCCAAGGCGACGGCCTCAACCTGCACACGCCGGTCGATGTCATGTCGCCCACGGATCCCCGCGAGCGCGCCATCTGTCGGGCCCTGCTCCAGCACGCCCTGGCCCTCCTCGACGCCAGCGAGCCCACCCAGCCGGTCGGGAGCGCCCGATGACCGGCCACCCCGCCCCCGAACTCCTCGCCTGCGCCCACCAGCAATCCGGCTGGACGTGCACCCTCCTCGCCGGACGACACCCCGAGTCGAAGCACTGGGATGAGAACGCCGGCCGCTGGTGGCAGCAGAGCGCCGAACCGCCGTACAGCAACCGCGACCAGGCCGCAGCCCTTGAGGCCACGCCGTGACCGCCGCCGAGGAGCTGCACGCCGCCGCGTTCCAACTCCGGAACCCATTCCACCAGCCCGGCCTGAAGGTCGGCATCGACCCCGAGCTCGGCAACCTGCTCGCCGACTGGCTGGAGCGCGAAGGGCGGCAGGAGGCTTACACGCTCGCCGAGTTCGGGCACCGCAGCGCCGCCCCCGAGGCCCTCGCCGTGGCCCGAACCATCAACGGGAGTCAGCCGTGACCGGCCAGCTGTTCCTCCCCGGCTGGGACATCGAGCCCTGCGACACCGCCGAACCCCCAGACCCGGTGCGCGCCGTCGAGACCCGCTACGGACACGGCCTCGATGAACCCGACGACCGACCCCGCATCATCCCCGGCGACCACGGCCAGCCACCCGGACGCCGCCGCGAGCACGAACCCCGCACCATCCACAACGTCCGGAGGACGCTATGACCGCCCCGGTAACCCCGGCCGAGCCGGAGCCCGCCGCCCACCCCGCCGAGTGTGGCGATGCCTGCACCGAGCACCACACCTACGGCCCCGACTGCGCCGCGCTGGACCCGAACTGGGACCCGACCGTCGGACTCCGGTACCGGTACGCGGCGGCGCTGTACCAGGCAGGCGAAGACAAAGCGTTCGCCCCATACCTCGATCGCGAGCAGTGCACGGAACTCGCCGAAGCCGTCCTCGCCGCCCGCGACGTCGAGCTCACCAACAGCCGGCGGATCTGGAAGCAGCAGTGGACGGAACTGCACCAGCTGCACCAGGCCAGCCAGCAGCGCACGATCACTCTCGTCGAACGCATCGACGCCGCCCGCGCCTGGGCCCGCCACAACCTGACCCCCGACCAGCAGACCGGACTCCTCGGCGCCCTCCGCGGCGACGAGCCCGAGCAGCCGGCCCATCACGCCCTCGACCACAACCACCACGGTGACGCCCACACACCGCCCCACGCCCGCTGCATTTGCGGCCACGAGGACGACGGGGCCGACGCCATCGACGCCCACATCAGCGACACCAACCAGGAGCCGAACCCGTGACCCGGGAACACCTCGTCGAACACGTCCCGACCGCCTGACCCGCCCGTACCGCCCGCACAGGAGACACACCGTGAACGTGCCCGACGCGTCGTACTGCGAACTCTGCCTCCGCCCCGCCAACAGCCGAGTCCACGACGGCTGCCAGCAGAAGATCCGCCAGAACCTCCTCGAACTCCCCGGCCTGTACGCCGAACTCGCCGAAGCCCTCGAACCCAGCCGGCGGGGCGACGGCGGGCGCAGCAGCAGCGGACGCGCGGCTCCCATCCCGTGCAACTTGGAGGCGCTGGATCTCCGCGCCCGCGGCGGCATCGAAGGCGTCCTCGCCACCTGGGCCGCCGACCTCTGCGAGCGCGAGCAATGGCAGCTCCCGCAGTACGGCACCGTCGAGCTTGCAGTCGACGGGTACGCGCACCTCCTCCTTCGGAACCTGGGCATGATCTGCGACGAGCACCCCGCCGTGCGGGAGTTCGCCGCGGAGCTCAGGCAGATAGCCGGCCAGGCTCAACGGCTCATCACCGGCGACCGGCCGCCCCGCCGGATCCCCGTCGCCTGCCCCTGCGGCCACGTCCTCCGCGTCACCCTCGACACCCCGGGCGCCCGATGCCCTGGCTGCGAGACCCAGTACGGGCACGCCGAAGTGCTGCAGCTGCCCATGGCGGAACGGTCCGCGGCATGACAAAGGCCCCCGTCACCGAGAGGCGGCGGGGGCTCCGGCATATGCACAGCCCGCTGACCTGCGGTTAACTGTAGGAGCTACGCTCTACAGATAAGCCGCCGGGAGGAGAGCAGTGCCAAGAGCACCGAAGGGGCAGCCGCCTCGGTACAAGCAGATCGCCGACGATCTGCGCGACAAGATCGAGCGGAAGGTCTACGAACCCGGCGCCAAGCTGCCATCCGAGACGGCACTCATGGCCGAGTACGACGCCGCCCGCCTCACCATTCGGCACGCGATCTCAATCCTCGCCACCGAAGGCCTTGCCGAAGCGCGACATGGCAAGGGTGTGTACGTCCTCGCCGGCCAGTGGCAGCCCATCGTTCGCAACGCCCTCAAGCGGCTTTCAGCCGAGCAATGGGGGCAGGGCAAGTCGATGTGGGACGTCGACATCGACGACCGCAGGCTAGAGGCCACCGACGTGCGGATCGAGCAGCTGGACGCAGACTCGGATGCGGCTCGCGCGCTCGGTCTGGACGTTGGAACGCTCATCTGGACGCGCACCCGGCGCTACCTCGTTGACCGCGTTCCGGTCATGCGGTCGACGTCCTTCATCCCCGACGACCTAGCCCGCGGTACGGCGATCACCCGGATCGATACCGGAGCCGGCGGCATCTATGCGCGGCTCGCCGACGACGGCCATAGGCCAGTTCGTTTCCGCGAGGAGGTGCGGTGTCGGATGCCGCGCGCCGACGAGATGGCCGACCTGTCGATCGCGGCCACGGCGCCCGTGGTGGAGCTCACCCGGTACGCCTACGACACGCGCGACCGCGTCGTTGAGGTGAACCGAATGATTCTGGACGCGTCTCGATACCTGCTGGTGTACGACTTCCCTGCCTGACCTGCTGTGACCCAGCCCCCACCCTCGCAGGTGGGGGCTTTTTGGTGGCCTACTTCCGGCCATGCTTATACAGATGACTTGGCACATACAGATGAGTCTGCTTCTATAGATGACATGAGCCCCCAGCCCACTGGAGGTCCTCAGGACCCCATGCCGACACCCGACTTCCTCACCAGCCAGCAGGTCGCCAGCCGCCTCAAGGTCAGCCGAAGCACTGTCCTCCGCCTCGCCACCGCCGGCCACTTCCCTGGAGCCATTCAGGTCGGGGTCGGCCAGATCCGGCGCCGCGGACTTCGCATCCCGGAGACCGCCGTCACTGCTTACCTCGCCGCCTCCGCCCTGCCTCTGAACGAGGAGACCCGATGACCACGACCACCACCCAGCCCACCCCGGCCCGGCGTCTCGCGACTGCCGTGATCCCCCCGTCCCGCACCGAGCGTCTGGCCTCCCTGGAGCGCAAGCACAAGCTCGGCCATCTGGTCGACCTGACCCTGCCGAGCCTGATGGAGGCCGCCGCCACCCTCGCGGCCGCCACCACGCTCCCCGCGAACACCCTGGTCGACGACCGGATCGCCCGCATGTTCATCCGCCGGGCCAGCAGCGGCGCCATCACCCAGCAGCGCGAAGCCGTCCGCAACGCCGAGACCCGCCGCGACATGCTGCTCTTCGCGGTCCCGTCACCGGCCCGTCACGAACTTCTCGACACGGCGGAGCGGAAGCTGGCCACGGCACGCACTCGCGCTGTCGTCGCCAGCGAGCAGGCCGACTCCCTGGTCGTTGAGGCCGTCGCTGTCGTCGAGCCGCTGCTGGCTGGTATCACGCTCGGCGAGCTGCCCGGCCTGTTCCGCCTCGTCGCCGCCGACCTCGCCGCGCACGCCGCCGCCTCCTACGTCCGCCGCCCGGCGATGACGCCGTGAGCGCCCTCACGCCCGGCCAGCAGGCCACGATCGCCCTCGCCCGCAAGGCGCTCGCTACCTCGCACGAGACGAGCCTCGGTACCTCCTCGGAGCGAGACCTGTGCCACAACATCGGCCGCCTGGAAATCGCCCTTGAGCAGGCGTTGCGCGTGATCGACGAGCTGGCGGAGGGGACCTGATGGCCGAGCAGCAGCATTCCATCGTCGACCAGCCCGCCACGCCAGCCGCCTGTGCTGCCGACTACCGGCCGCCGGCTCAGGCTGCGCAGGCCGCCGCCGACGCCAGGAACCAGGTCGGCGCCCTCGGTACCGGCCAGCAGCACACCCACCGCAGCTAGACCCCTCCCGCCTGACCAGCAAGGAGACCGCTTGTGGATATGAACCAGCGCCTGGACCGTGGCGCCCGCTACGCCTGGACGATCACCATCGCGTTCGGCCCCGCACGAATGGACAGCAAAGGCATCACCGTCGGCAACGGCGAAACCGTCGCGGAAGCCAAGGAAGCCGTCCGCGTCTTCTCCGCAGGACGCATGAACGCCCCCGTGAACCACGTCACGGTCGTCGCATTCACCATCGCCAGCGCTCGCTGACCACCCGCTGAACCCCCACCCGCCTGACCACCGGAAGGACCACCGTCATGCCCGAAACCGTCATGCCGCCGGATCTGGCCGACACCCTTGCCGCCGCCGGAACCCTCGACCTCGACCGGCCGCAGACCGCGGCCGACGTGCATGCCGCCCTGACCGCAGCCCTCGCGGCCGTCCACCAGGCCTACCGCGTCGCCTACAACCACGCCGGCGGCGACCTGGAGAGCGACGCGGTCGACGGCCTCGACCTCGCCGCCCACATCATCCACACCGAACTCGCCAACTACCCCGCCTGACCACCGGAGGACGCCATGCCCAGCAAGGACCAGCTGATCGAGAACGCCGCCCGCGAGGTCATCGCCCACGGCGGCCCCGCCTGCCTCACCGACCCGCACCAGGTCTTGGTTGCCATGAACGCCGCCCTCGACGCCGGCGCCACCCACGACGACATCGTCGCCGCCATGAAGCGCAGCCGCGGGGAGGGCTGACCCATGGTCTTCATTCCCACCCCCGACTTCGACAGCGACCTGTGGACCGGTAGCCGCATCGACATCGACAACCCGCCCAGCCACTACGGTCACCCCCTCCGCCGGTACGAGGAGGGCGGCGGCTACGGCTTCGAGTGCTGGGAGGACGACTACGAGATCCACACCGACGGGGCTGGCGTGCTGACTGAGCCCCCGCACATCACCGCCGAGCAGTGAGGAGCGCAACCGTGCCCGAGAACGAAGCCAGCCACCACTTCATCCTCACTCTCCAGCGCTCTCCGGGGGTCACCTCGACCCGAGCGGGAGTCTGGACGCCGCCGCCTGGCACCACACGTGGCCAGGCATTCGCGCAGATCATCGAGGCCGCCTTCCCCGGCGAGCCGCTGAACAGCGTCGTAGTCCTGTTCTCCTCGCTCACGCCGAACCAGCTCTGACCATCTCGCCTGACCACCGGAAGGACCACCGTCATGTCCTACTTCCTGATCGTCGCGTCGATGCTCGCGCTGCTCGGCCTGGGCGCTTTCACCCTGTTCGTTCTCTTCGCCAACCCCCGCCGCGACCGCTAGGCACCACAGCCGCCCCCCGTGCTCACCAGTCGACCACCGGAAGGACCACCGTCATGAACGCCATCGGCACCCTGATCAAGCAGCCGACCGACGTCGAGGCCGCCTGGGCCGAGCGTGACCTGCGAGAGCAGCTCATCGCCGCCTACGAGCAGGCCACGACCAGGTCCGCCCGAGCTGCCGCCCGCTGGGACGTCCTCGCCTACGACATGGCCAACCCCGGCGTCACCAAGCTCGCCGACCAGCTCGACGACCTCCACTCCACGCCCGCCGCGGCGTGACGGAGCCCCCGCTCAGCCAACACCAAATCTGGAGCCTTCCCGATGAATGCCGCCAGCCGATCCAAGCTGCAGGCAGCCGAGAAGACGCTGAAGCTCGCATGGGTCATCGTCTTCGGCGCGATGCTGTTCAGCGTCCTCACGGTGACCCCGCTGGTCCAGCGAGTCACCGCCGATGAATGGGACTGGGTGGGACCCATCCTCCCCATCGTCGTCGACACCGCCGTCGTGATCGTTGTCCGCCTCGACACGATCCTGTCGGCGGCCCAGGCCAAGTCGTCCACCTGGATTACCACGCTGCGGTGGATGACCGGACTGTTCACCTGGTTCCTGAACATCGGCGACTCCGCCCTCAAGAGCGACGGGGTAGGCGTCGCCGTCCACTCCGTCGCCCCGATACTCCTCATCGTCACCTCCGAGGCCAGCCTCGCCTACCGCCACGCCCTCGCCGTAGCCGTCGCCCGCGTCGAGAAGATCGAGGCGGACGCGAAGGCCGAGCAGGATCGCCGACGGCAGGAGCAGGTCAGGCTCGACCGCGCGGAACGGGAGCGCCAGCAGCGCAACGCGGAAGAGGCCGAACGCGAGCGCCTGCGCCTCGAAGTCGAGGAGCGCGACAAGGCCCGCGACCATGAAGCGCGGATCGTCCGGGAACGTGAGGAGCGCGAGGCGAGGGAGCGGGAAGCGGAGCGGAAGTCGCGGGAGCGAATCGCCGCCACAGCCGCACGCCACACCGTTCCGCTTCCTCCCTCCGGCCGGCCCGTCATGGCGCCACAGCTCGCCGCCACAACCCGCCCCGCTCTGCCTGCCACGAGTACGCCACGAGTCCTCGCCGCAGACGCCACGAGCAGGCGCCACGACAGCGCCACGACAGCCACCATCCGACCCGCCACAGACACCCGCCACGAAGACGCCACAGCACCCGCCACGGGCAAGCCCGCCAGGACGGCGGAAGGCGCCACGAGCACCAGCGAGCGTGACGCCCTGAAGGCCGCCATCGAAGCGCTGTACACCAAGCTCGGCCGCCGGCCGCGCGAGGGCGAAATGGTCGCCGAACTTGAGCGGATCCAGTCTCCCTACACCACACGGCAATTCGCACAGAAACTCCGCGCCGAGATCGAGGGCGAGAAGCCCGCGCTGGCCGCCCTCCGCACGAACTCGCCGGTGCAGCTGGCTGGCCGGGAGGCCTGAGGCCGCGAGGTGGGAGTCAACTTCGACTCCCACTTTGACTGCGACTCCGACTGAGCCGCATCCCCCCACCACCCCTACGTGATCAGCACGGAAGATCCCCGATCGCAGTCGTAGTCAAAGTCGCAGTCAAACCTGGAGGCCCCAAGTGGCTCGCTCAGCCGCACCCGCGCAGAAGGTTGAGGCACCGCCGACGTTCGTCATCGCGCAGGCTCCCGTACCGGCCCAGAATCCGGCTTGGCCGGCCCCCCAGGCCCTTGCGGCGGCAGCCGAGAAAATCGAAAAGCCAGCCCGGCGAAAGGCCGGAGGCGGCCTGCCGGTCGGACCCGTTCTGGCCAGTGCCGGTAACACGACCGCGATGGGCGTGACCGCCGCCTTTCAGTATGGCGGCCCGGCGGGAGCGATCACCGCGGGGGTCGCTGTGGCGGGTGCCGTGACCGTCGCGGCCCTTCGTAAGCGGTCCGCTGTCCGCCGCGCAATGCGCGGCAGCAGCCGCGGTTCCGGTGGCGGCTCTGGAGCGGCCTCCCGTGGCGGGTCTACCGTTCGCCATGGCGGTGGCAGTGGCGGTTCCCGTGGCGCCTCTGGAGGGGGCGGCCGTGGCGTCACCGCAGGCTGGACCTCCCCGCCCGTGGCGCCCGGCCGGAAAGGTTCCACTTCCAGCCTCCGTGGCGCCACAGGCGCGGACCCGAAGAGCGCCAAGAAGAGCCGCCACGGCAACCGTGGCGTCTATACGGCCAGCACGACGGCGCCCCACCGTGGGCGCCACAGCGGAACCGCCAAGCCGCCCACGGGGCAGACTCTCAAAGCCGCAGTCGCCCGCACGGCGCGCGCCGCAGCCCGGCCCGACTCGAAGCCCCGCAAAGCCCTCGCTGCCACCACACGCGCCGTGAAGGCCACCGGACGAGGACTCAAAGCCACCGCCCGCGGCGCCGTCACTGTCGGCCGCAAGACCGTTCAGGCCTGGAAGTCCAAGCCGGCGGCAGCCACCCGGCGGATCCTCGCAAAGGCAGCAAGGGTCGCTCTCGACGGCATTGCCTCCGTCACCTCGGCCGGCTGGACCCTCCTGCGCTCCCGCAGTTGGAAAGCCGCAGGCAAACGCCTGATTGAGGTCTGGCGCCGCCGCCGGGCCAAGCGCACTACCGCCACCGAACCCGAAACGCCCGAGACCGCGCCCACGCCCATCGCCGCGTCAGTGCGACGACCTTATTCGGCAACATCCGCAACCGCGACAACCTCTGGAGGATCCATGTCAGGCGGACACCACTTCGTCGCACCGGCCATGGAGATGGCACGCATCGCAGCCGCCTACGACCCGAAGGGAATGCTCGAAGTCGGCGAAGACTTCGCGGGACTCGCCGAAGCCCTCAAGCTTCACGCCGAAGCCATGAAGATCACCGTCGAGAACGCGGATGCCAAGCAGCCCCTCGATCCACGGATCGTCGAAATCATGCGCCAGATCCACGGCCTCCAGCTCAAGGCCAGCGAACTCGCCGACGAACTCAAGCCCGCCTTCGAGCGCCTCCACGACGTCGACCTCAGCCGCCTCCGCAACCCCCGAAAGGGCAAGACCGGCGAATCCATGTGGGACGCCTCCGTCAACCTCTGACCGCCCGAACCATTAGAAAGGAACTGTCGTGAAGCTCGATTGGGACCGAGGCCACGGACCTGTCACAGGCCCGATCAACGCCGCCGCGGCCACACTCGCCGCGAGCTGGGCCGGCAACGTCGCCGACATGCCCTGGCAGGTCGCCGCCCTCACCGCCAGCACCGGCCTCATCGGCACGCACGTCGCCGGGCGCCGCAAGGAGCAGTCCCGGTCGAGCCTCGCACTGCGCGCCGCAACCTGGCTCGGCGCCGGAGGCTGGGCATCCTGGGCCGTCATCAACGGGCCATGGACCCAGTGGGGTATCGGCACCCTCGCCGCCGGCGCCATCGGAGCAGGCATCGGCATCACAGGCGCCCGCCACGCCGAGAAGAAGACGGAGGAGAAGAAGGAGGCGGAAGCCGAAGCCCGCAAGGCTGGCGACCTCGACGCCAAGCGGCAGGCCATCGCCACCGAATGGACCGACCGCATCAAGCGCGTCTGCTCGATCGATACGACCATCGTCGGTGTCGATCTCATGGACACCGACACCGGCTACACGCTCGACGGTGACATCGGCCCCGGCGGAGACACCTGGAAGAACATCAAGGCCTACGAGGAAGCCCTGGCCGCTGATGCCCGACTGCCCGAAGGGTGCGGCGTCGAGGTCGGCCCCGGCGCCAACCGCGGCTCCGTCCTGGTGATCGTCACCACCGCCAACAAGCTCATCGAGGACATCGACTACCCCGACGACTACTCCCCGCTCAGCATCAACGACCCGGCCCCGCTCGGTGTTCACCGCGACGGCACGAAGGCCGCCCCCGTCATGCGCCAGCTGTCCGCGACCTTCGTCGGCCGCCGCGGGTCCGGCAAGACCAATCTCATGAACGTCTCCCTCGCTAACCAGTGCCGCATGATCGACAACCTCGCCTGGGTCATCGACCTCAACGGCGGCGGCCTCGCGCTCGCCTGGCTCCACAAGTGGCACGAACTTGGACGGCCCGGCCGTCCGCCCATCGACTGGGTAGCCGACACCCCGGAGAAGGCCCTCGCTCTCGCCCAGGCCGGCCTGCGGATCGCGAAAGCCCGCAAGCCCGGCTACAAGAAGCGAGAGCTGGCCGCCAACGACGACAAGCTCCCCGTCGGTGCCGACGTTCCAGCCATCACGATCAACAATGATGAAATTGCCGAGCTGTTCAGCGCCAAGGCCCGACGCAACGAGACCCTCAAGAAGGTCGGCGACATCCTCGTCCAGATCCAGGAGCTCGCCCGAGCCGTCGCCGTAAACACCCTCAACGCCGCCCTGCGTGCCACCCAAGACGTCATCTCCGAGCCGCAGCTCCTCGTTCAGTCCGGCCTCAAGATCGGCATGAAGTCCGACGAGCGTGAGATGAACTACCTGTTCGGCTGGGACGACCGCATCACCCCCGAGGACATCCCTTACGCCGGATGTGGCGCCATGAAGATCGAGGACGCCCCGGCGCGGCCGATGAAGGTCTACCGTATGCGGCCCGACCAGATGGCGAAGATCATCGAGGCTACGTCCAGCCTCCGCCCCGAACTCGACGAGCTGTCCCGCAAGGCGGCCGGCGACGCTTACGACCGCCGCTGGGACGGAACCGATCACCTCTTCGGTATCGGCGACGCCCCCGCCCCCGTCCAGCGCGACGACGAGGAGACCGCAGCCCCCGCCCGGGGCGGCACCGGCGTAACGGCGGGATGGGGAACGCAGCCCACACCCGGAGACATTCGCCCCGAACTCGACCGAGCCGACGACGCCGTCCGCAAGCTCCGCGACGCCATGGCAGACGCCGGAAATCGGGACACCGACCTCGACCGGGAGTTCCGCTCTGTCATGGAGAGCGGAGGGGTCACCTGGCAGCCGCCCGCCGACCCTGGCTCCGACGACATGACCAGCGACGAAGGCGACCCGCGGCGCCCGCTCGTCTTCGACATCGTCAAGGCCGCTGGCACCGGCGGCATGGGACCCGCCCTCATCCATGGCACGTTCGCCGTAAGGCACCCCCAGCACAAGGCGCCCAACACGACCGTCATCGCCCGCTGGCTCAAGGCCGATGAGCGCATCCACCAACCCAAGTACGGCACCTACGCCGTCAAGTCGGAAGCAGACCCATCATGACCACCGAAGCCGAGCGCCTCATCAACGAAGCCCTGAACATCCCCACCGCCTACCGCGACCCCACCCCGATCCCCGCCGTCGGGCCCACGCCACCCGTACCTCAGCCCGGCCGGCCGCCCATGAGTCAGCGCGCCACCGACGCCAGCGCCCTCATGCTCACCGCCGGCCTCGCCACCGTGCCCCCCGGCCTCATCGCCATCGGCGTGCTCGTCGCCTCCGACTACGCCAACCCGGCCGTCATCGGCATGATCTGCGTAGCCCCCGCCGCCATCGCCGTACCCATCCTCGCTGTCGCCCGACTCCTGGGCAGCGCCAAGGAAGTCGTGCCCGCAGTGCACACCCACCACTACACCGGGCCTGTCAGTCAGCAGCACCACACTGTCAGCACCCAGACCCGCGGCCTGATCGCCAAGACGATCAACAAGCAGTAGGAGGAGTCACGATGTCCACTCGCACAGACCTACTCGCCCTTGCCGCCAAGCTCGTAGGCGAGACCCGACACGGCTCGCCGTCCATGCTGATGCGCCGCATCGGCCAGGATCACGGCATCCAGATCACCTTCGAGACCGCACGCGGCCTGCTGGCCCAGTTGCACGAAGCCGGTGTTGTGGGGCCGGACCGCGGCTCGCTCGGTCATGCGGTGCTTCCGGTCGCCGCCTGACCTACCGCTCGACCGGGCCCTCGCCGACCGCGGGGGCCTTCGGCGTGACCACCGCGCGCGCGATCCAGCCAGCGCCATGCCGGTCCGTGGGCAGGATCGTCGGCACCGCCCCAACCGCCCGGCAGAGCTCGTCGAGCGCGCGTTGGCACTCCTGGCGTGTGTCGCCGCGCAGCATGTACGAAACGCCCATGCGGGAAGTCTGGCGGAACAGTGATCCCTTGACCCGCCGAACCGGCATATGTCACAGTGCCCTCAGGCAGAACACGTATGCCCGCTGCCACTCCAAGCCCCCAGCCTCGCCGGGGGCTTTTCGCGTTCCTGGGGGTGGCATGGAACTCCACGAGCTGTACCCCGAGCACCTGGTCTTCGAGAACGAGGCAACCGAAGCGACCGGGGTTCCCGGAACAGTCATCCGCCAGTGGGCACGCCGCGGCAAGATCCGACGATTCAAAGGGCGGATCAGCGAGTACGCCGGCAACGGGCGTGAACACACGACGATGTACGCGCTTCCGGAAATTCAGCAGCGGGCCGAGTCCTACCGGCCGATGCCGCAGAGAAACCCCAAGGCTGCCTGACTAAGGCGCCGGAACAGGCTTGGCCATCAGTAGTCCAGCGGCCTAAGACGCCGGTCTTCCGTGGGGTTCGAGTCCCCTGAACGCGGCACGCGTGCGTTCGAACCTGCTGCGGCAGGAGAGGCCCCGGGCCCGGAAACCCCGGTTCAAATCCGGGCGATGACCACACCCGACGAGGAGGTGCCGCAGTGCCCTTCCCCGTTGGCGCCTCCACGATCACCCTGACTGGCCCGCTGCTCTCGCCCGTTGGCGGCGGCGGGCGCTCGGGCCAGATCGTATTCACGCCCTCAGCGACGCTCGTTGACTCCACGAACCACGCGATCTACAGCGGCGGCGGCTCGGCGACCATCACGGCGGGCGCCTTCAGCATCGTCCTGCTGTGCACCGACGATCCTGACGTCCAGCCCACCGGCTGGCGCTGGCGAGTCGACGAGCAGCCGGTCGGTGGTCAGCGGCGCACCTACTGGATCAGCCTGCCGTCCACGCTCGGCCCCACAGTCTCTCTGGACACCATCGCGCCCGTGGCCGGTCCCGGCGGCTCAGGCCAGTCCCTGCCGCCGACCGGCCCAGCCGGCGGCGCGCTCACTGGCGCGTACCCCAACCCGCAGCTGTCCGCCGCGACCATCGCGTCCTTCGACGCTGCTGGCGCCGCAGCATCAGCGCAGGCTGCGGCAGCGACTGACGCGACCGCCAAGGTCACGGCTCACGCGCTGGCTGTAGATCCTCACGGGGATCGGGCGGCAGCCTCGGCCGCCCTTGCCGCACACGAGGCCGACACCACGAACGTCCACGGCATCACCAACACCGGGTCACTGGAGACCAGCAGCGGATCCCAAGCCAAGGCCGATGCGGCACAGTCCGCCGCCACCTCTGCGGCTGCCACCGACGCCACGAGCAAGGTGTCCACGCATGCCGCAGCCGTCGACCCGCACGGTGACCGCACCTGGGCCGACAACAAGTTCGCCACGCAGGCCGCACTGAGCACGCTCGACGGATACGTCAACGACTCGCTGACGCGCGTATCGGCCATCGAGCAGGGCACCGCCTGGCTCGCCGGACTGCAGGTCGCCGGGAACGCGCACATCGCGAATGGTGACCTCACCGTCTCCGACACCGCGAAGGGCTACAGGCTCCGACGGGGCGGCAGTGGGCTGGACTTCGAAGCCACTGGCGCGGACCTGATTCTCAGCAACTGGTCCGGCACCGGCTTCAACGGGACTCAGCGCAACTACTTCAGGCTGAGCGCCGACGCCCAGAACCTGCAGATCGCAGGCAAGACCGAGTTCGTCGATGGCCTCTACGGGGCGACCCGGCACGTCCTCGACGGCGCCGCCAACACGGTCGGCCTGTACGGCGCGACTCCGGTCACCCGGCAGACCGTCACCGGTACCCGCGCCGACGGAACCGCCCTCACCAACCTGATCAGCGCGCTCGGCCTCACAGGCCTCATAGCCGACGGCACCAGTGTCGGGGCGACGGGAGCATGGCGCCGGCGCGACCTCCCCGACCCTGTGACTGCGGACTCGCTCTACGCGGGCACCGCGCCATCCATCTCCACTGCCCAGACCACGACGCCGACCGCGGGCTACATCAAGTACGCCCCGGCCGGGGTTGCGCTGTCCGGCAGCGACGTCATCGGTCCGTTCACCTACGCGGGCGCCGGATCCTTCGCCATTGGGGCGAGCTCACCCGACACCAACTACGTGCTCCCGCTGTCCAAGTACCCGAACACCTACGCCAGCGGGCAGTCAACATGGTCCGTTGAGTTCGGCACCGACGCCCAGTTCTTCCAGGTCAGGATGAAGTACATCAGCTCTGCGACCATGTACCGGCTGAGCATCGACGGCCGCAAGGTCACGGACTTGATGCAGAGCAGCGGCGGCATCACGCCCGGCTCCGGCCACCTGATCACGTTCGACCTGGGCTCGACCGGGCCCAGGCGCATCCGGCTCGACCTCAGCACTTTCCCCTTCGGCGGGGTCTACTTCCCGCCGACGGCGAGCGTCTGGCACGTCCCGCTTCAAGGTGGGCGGTTCATGACCTTCACCGACTCCATCGGCGACGGCTCCAGCATGAACACCGGCGCGGGCTGCGGAACCTGGGTCGACAGGCTCGGGCGGCTCTTCGGAGCTACCGATGTGTGGAGGCAAGGTCGCGGCGGCACCGGCTACATCACGGCCGGGTCCTACGACACCTTCGTGAACCGGGCAGCGGCCGACGTCATCGCCTGGGCACCGACGAGGCTCGTCATCTCCGGTGGCTACAACGACAACGGCGGCAGCCAGTCCGCGATCGCCGCGGCCGCGGCCAGCCTGTACTCCACCATCAAGGCTGGCCTGCCGTCCTGCGAGGTCTACGTCATCGGCTGCTGGTCACCCACCGGCAGCCCGGCGGCGAGCATCACCAACACGGACGCGACCCTGCGTACCGCCGCGGCGGCCGCGGGCTACCCCTTCATCTCCCCGCTGACAGGCGGCTGCTACGACTCCACGGGCACCCTCGTCGCCACCCACGGAGCTTGGATCACCGGCACAGGGCGCGTGGGTGCCACCACGGGCAGCGGCAACGCCGACGCCTACATCGGCACCGACGCCGTTCATCCCACCGACGCCGGCCACATCTACCTCGCGCGAAGGATCGCGGCAGGGATTCGCGAGCTCATGCCCGCCTAGCCCTCATCCCGCTTACGCCAAGGCCTATCCCCGGGACGCAACAGCGTCTCTGGCGGCTGGCCGCTCTGGCGCCGCTGGCCTGCGGTGGACACGCCCACGAACAGGATCATCAGGGCGCCTACCACGGACACGGGCCAGCTGGTGAAGAACCCGGCGATCAACAGAAGCAGGCCTACGGCCAGCAGGCCCCGCGCCCAGTCAGGGTCTTGGTGCTCGGACATCTCGGCTCCCTTCAACGAGAGCGCACACGGTACGCGGACGGAGGTGAGCGCGGTGGCCAGACGGACAGGATGGCGGGTCTGCTCGACCCCAGGCTGCCCTGAGTACACCGATCAGGGCGGGCGCTGTCCCGATCACCGGCAGCAGGCGGAGGCGAAGCGGGGTAGCGCGCGGCAGCGCGGCTACGGACGCGAGCACGAGCAGACGTTCAGGCCCGGCGTCCTCGCCAAGGAGCCGACGTGCCAGCTCTGCGGCCAGGCGCCCAGCGTCCACGCCGACCACCACCCGCTCAGCCGGCGCGAGCTCGTCGAGCAAGGCCTCGACCCCAACGACCCACGCCACGGACGTGGTCTCTGCGGAGCGTGTCATAGCCGGGAGACAGCACTGCACCAGCCCGGAGGGTGGCACGCATGAGCGAGCAGCAACCCAACCACAGGCCAGCGGTTACCGCTGGCGAGGCCATCGCCCATGCGGCCCGGCTGCTGGCGCAGGCCGAGCTGGAGCTGACCAACCTGCCGCTCATTGAACGCCTTGATCAACTGGCCTGCTCGTGGCTGGCCGTGGCTAACCTGCTGAACGAGAGGGAGCGGGTGTGAGTGAGCGGGAGATCGAAGCTGAGCTGAGGCACGGCGGCTACCGCCTCAGCCAGCAGGCCGACGACGCGGCCGGCCACCGGGTCGAGATCCTCAGCGACGGGCCGGCCAACCAGCGCGTCGTCATCGACGGGGTCGACATCTCCGACGGGGTGACGAGCTGGGCCCTGGGCCTGGGTGATGACCAGGTCCCCAGGCTGGAGCTGACCATGGTCCTGCCCGACCCAGCCAAGGCTGACTCGACTGGCACTCAGGTGACCGTGAGCGAGGCCATGCGCGAGGCGCTGGTGGGGCTCGGGTGGACGCCGCCGGCCGAGGCAGGCAAGTGACCGAGCGTGACCGATGGCGGTGATCACCCTGGGGGGAGACCCCCATGATCATCCCCACCAGGACCGCCGGGGAGGGCTCCGAAAAGTTTGCCGGGTTCAGAGCCTCGGCGATCATGCTCGTCGTCACGCAAGGTGACGGCACTTTGCCGCGCAAGGCGGCCAGTTGGAGTGATCGACATGCCGAAGGGTGGAGCACGAACCCGATCAGGACCCGCACCCGACCCCACCGCCCTGCGCCGCGAGCGTGACGCCGGCGAGTGGACGATCCTGCCCGCCGAGGGCCGCCAGGGCGCAACGCCCGACTGGCCGCTGACGGAGCAGAGTGACCGAGAATCGGACCTGTGGGATGGCCTGTGGCGGATGCCGCAGGCTCTGATGTGGGAGCGGTACAACCAGGCGGTCGAGGTGGCGCTGTACGTGCGTCGGCTTGCCGAGGCCGAGGAGCCGAAGTCGCCGGTCGTCCTGTCGACACTGGTCCGTCAGTTGGCCGACAGTCTGGGGCTGACGACTCCAGGGATGCGGTCGAACAGGTGGCGCATTGACCGGGAGGCTCAGGCCGAAGTCCGCCCGACCGGCCCGTCCGCGACGGCACCCGACTCGGCGCGTGCCCGGCTGAGGGCGGTGCCTGGTGGTAGCGGCTGACGATGGAACCTGGCCGCTGGACTCCCCGACGCTCTTCGTCGTCCCAGACTGGATCGCCCAGCATTGCCGCATCCGCTCCGTGGGTGGCGTCGACGGGAGCCCGAAGCCGTTCAAGATGTACGACTGGCAGCTCCGGTGCACGGCCCAGTTCTACCGGGTCCGGCCGGAAGCCCGCGTGGGCGAGCTAGCGACGGCGTTCCACTACCGACGCGGGCAGGTCGTGGCTCCACAGAAGAGCGGAAAGGGGCCGTGGACGGCCGGGATTGTGGCCGCTGAGGCGGTCGGCCCGGTGCTCTTCGCCGGTTGGGCCAGCGGCGGGGAGCTGTACGACTGCCGGAATGATGGCTGCGGCTGCGGCTGGGTGTACGAGTACGAGCCAGGTGAGCCGATGGGCCGCCCTTGGAATCAGCCGCTCATCCAGATCACGGCGACGTCTGAGGATCAGACCGACAACATCTACCGGCCTCTGCAGGCGATGATTCGCGATGGTCACCTGGCGGAGCGGATGAAGGTCGGCGAGCAGTTCATCCGCCTACCGAACGACGGCCGGATCGACGTGGTGACGTCGTCGGCGCAGTCGCGCCTCGGCAACCCCGTCACTTTCGTGGCCCAGGACGAGACGGGCATCTGGGCCGAGACCAACAAGATGACGAAGGTGGCCACGACCCAGCGTCGGGGTCTCGGCGGCATGCAGGGCCGGTCGCTGGAGACCACGAACTGCTGGGACCCGTCAGAGGATTCGGTCGCCCAGAAGACGGCGGAGTCGCAGCAGAAGGACATCTACCGCTATCACCGGCGGCCCCCGAAGGGTCTGTCCTACCTGAACAAGGCGGAGCGTCGCCGGATTCACGCCTTCGTCTACGCCGGCAGTGCGCACATCAACCTCGACGCGATCGAGGGCGAGGCGGCCGAGCTGCTGGAGAAGGAACCGGCAGAGGCTGAGCGCTTCTACGGGAACCGGATCGTGGCCGGCATGGGCGCGTGGCTCCTGCAGGACCAGTGGGACGCCCGGGGCGGCGCTCGGGAAGTCCCGGACGGCACACAGATTGTCCTGGGCTTCGATGGCTCCGACGTGGACGACTGGACTGGCATCCGGGCGGAGACGCTGGATGGCTATCAGTTCACCCCGGTGTACGGGCCGGATCGGCGTCCGACGGTTTGGAATCCGGCCGAATGGGAGGGCCAAGTCCCGCGGCTGGAGGTCGACGCAGCCATGCGGGATCTCTTTGACCGCTACGACGTGATCCGCGCCTACTGCGACCCCCCTTACTGGACGTCCGAGGTTGCCCAGTGGCAGGCCTCGTTCGGCGAGAAGCGGGTGACGGAATGGCATACGACCCGCCCGGTCCAGATGCACGCCGCGTGCGAGCAGCTACGGACGGATGTTGTGAAGGCGAACAGCGACTTCCGGCATGACGGATGCGAGACCACCTCGGTGCACGTTCGAAACGCGCGCAAGGCGGCGCGGCCGATGAACCGGTACGTGCTGCGTAAGGCGGCCGTCCACCAGAAGATCGACCTCCTCGTCTGCTCCGTCCTCGCACACGAGGCGGCCACTGACGCTGTCGCGTCCGGCCAGGCCAAGCCGAAGAAGAAGTCGAAGATGCTGATCATGAGATGAGGTGAGCCGTGGAGCGCACGGATCTTCAGTGGCTCACCCATCTGATCAAGTGCCACGACAAGGAGCTCCCGGAGCTTCGGCGCCTGAACGCCTACTACGAGGGCAATCAGCCCCTGTCGTACATGGCACCCGAGCTGCAGGCCGAACTCCAGGAGACCGTCCGGCAGGTCGTTATCAACTGGCCGCGGTTGGTCGTGGACAGTTTGGAGGAGCGGCTAGACGTCGAGGGATTCCGCTTCCCGGACGAGCCGGACTCCGACAAGGAGTTGTGGCGGATCTGGCAGTCCAACGACATGGACGAGCAGTCCCAGCAGGGACATCTCGACTCCCTCGTCATGGGTCGCGCCTACGTCGCCATGGGTACCCGCGAGGGCGACGAGACGACGCCGCTGATCACGGTGGAATCGCCGCTCGACATGTACGCCGAGTTTGATCCGCAGACCCGCGAGGTTCGGGCCGCGGTGAAGCGGTGGAGCGACGAGACGGAGTCCGGCCGGGTCGAGCACGCCACCCTCATGCTGCCGAACTCGAACAGCTGGTGGCTGAAGGAGAAGGGTGTATGGGTCGAGGATCCCGACCACCCCAAGGATGAGCACAACATCGGCGAGGTCATGGTCGAGGTCCTGGCCAACCGGCCGCGCCTGAAGTGTCAGAACGGCGTCTCGGAGCTCACGGACGTCATTCCCCTGTCGGATGCAGCTTGCAAGGTCGCCACCGACATGATGGTGTCCGCCGAGTATCACGCGACCCCGAGACGGGTGGCATTCGGCTTCGGCGAAGAGGACTTCGTGGACGCCAACGGGCGCAAGGTCAGCGCGTTCAGCCGGATCATCGGCCGCATGTGGGCCACGGAGAAGAACCGCAAGGAGGACGGCGCCGACGTCATCCAGTTCCCCGAAGCCTCCCTGACGAACTTCCACGAAACCATCAAGCAGCTGGCCACCCTTGTGGCGAGCCTGGCCGGTATGCCGCCGCACTTCATGGGACAGGCCACAGACAACCCGGCCTCGGCCGACGCCATCCGGTCGGCAGAAACCCGGCTGGTCAAGCGTGCCGAGCGTCGCCAGCGCCGAGCTGGCGGCACCTGGGAGCGCGTCAACCGCAAGGTGATGCGGCTTCGGGACGGAGTCTGGAGCGATGAGGCTCGATCACTTGAGACGATCTGGCGCGATGCCTCGACGCCGACCGTTGCCCAGGTTGCTGACGCCGCGGTGAAGAAGTTCGCAGCGAAGATCGTGCCTCTGCGGCAGACCCGGGAGGACCTCGGCTACACGCAGGCTCAGATCGAGCGCATGGAGCAGCTGGACCGTGAGGCCGCCGAGGACGCGATGCAACGGATCCTCGCTGGCGACCTGGCGGCCCTGGACTCTGGCCCGAAGCCGCCTCCGGACGACCCGGCCGTCCTTGAACCTGATCCGCTGGCTGCCTGATGGGTACTCCCGCGCAGGTTCGGCGCCTGTCACCGGAGGAGCTCGCGCAGGCGTACTACGTGGCCCAGGCGCGGCAGGCCCGCCGGACGGCAGACAGGGTGCAGGTGCTCTGGCAGGAGCTGGACCGTCGTGACCTCACGGGATCGTGGGAGTCGCTGGTCGGCCCGGAAATCGTCCGGACGGTCGCATTGGGACAGGCGGCTGCGGCTTCGGGTTCAGACCGGTACGTGGACGCCGTTGCCGCAGCTGAGGGAGGTATCCCAGACGTCTCCGGGCGAGTCCGTGTCGCAGCTTTCGCTGGCCGCGCTTCCGACGGGCGCTCGCTGGACTCATTGCTGTATCTGCCTGTGATCACGGCCAAGCAGTCGATTGCCGCCGGGCTTGATGAGACAGAGTCGATGATGCGCGGCCTGACGCAGCTGCTGCGTATGGCTGCCTCTGAGGTCGCCGACGCCGGGCGGGGCGCAACCGGCGTTTCGATCACGGCCAGCAGGACGATCAACGGCTACATCCGGGTCCTCAACAGCCCATCCTGCGCCCGCTGCATCATCCTGGCCGGGAAGGAGTACGGGTGGAATGCTGGCTTTCAGCGCCACCCCCGATTACCGATGCGACTGTGTTCACATGCCCGCCAAGCTGATCAAGCGCGGCAGGCATCATCCAGGCGCATTCGACCCGAAGGCCTACTTCCAGGGCCTGTCTCAGGCCGAGCAGGACCGCGTATTTACTGCGGCGGGAGCCCGGGCAATCCGTGAGGGCGCCTCCATGTCGTCGGTCGTGAACGCGAGGCGCGGCATGTACACCGCTGACGCCTACGGTCGGCGCCTGGCGGCCACTCGCGAGGGAATCACACGGCGCGGTGCCTTCTACCGCTCCGAGCGGGCTGCGGCTATCGCCCGCGGCCGCGTGCCTGCCTCAGGGCGGGGCTTTCAGCTCCGCACCCCCCGCCTCCTCCCCGAGGAGATCTACAGACTCGCCGGCAGCCGCGATGAGGCCATCGCCATGCTGCGGCGCTTCGGCTACCTCGACTAGCCAACCTTTCAGGGCCTGCGCGCAAGGCGCCGGCCCCGTCCCGCAACGGGAGTTCATCACATGCAGCACACCCGACAGAGCTGGCTGCCCGCTGCCCATGGCGCGGTCTGGTTCCGGCTGAACCGCCACGACGACCCCGAGCCGTCCGACCCGCCTGCCCCGGAACCCACTGCCGAGCCAGAGGAGCCCGAGCCCGACCCCGACGGAGCCGACAGCCTCGGCGACAAGGGCAAGCAGGCCCTGGACCGCATGAAGGCCGAGAAGGCAGAGGCAAAGCGGGCAGCAGCGGCCGAGAAGAAGCGGGCCGACGACCTTGCCCGCAAGGTCGCTGAATTCGAGGACCGCGACAAGACCGCACTCGACAAGGCCACCGACAAGGCGCAGCGGCTTACCGAGCAGGCTGCCAGGGCCACGAAGCGGGCCGTCCTCGCCGAGGTGAAGGCCGCAGCGGCCGCGTTCGCGGACCCCGAGGACGCGGCCGCGTTCCTCGACCTCGCGTCCTACGCGAGCGACGACGGCGAGATCGACACCGACACCATCGCCGCCGATCTTGAGGCGCTCCTGGAGAGGAAGCCGCACCTGCGGCGCCTGACCCCTGAGCCGCCGAAGCCGCCCGCCCCGAAGCCCGACCCGGGTCAGGGGCCGCGTCCCACCGATCCACCCGCCGACTTCCGTACCGCGAGCCGGGACGAGCTTCAGGCCGAGCTGGCCAAGAGCTTCCCCGGCTTCCGACTGCGTTGATCCGCATCCGGGCCCGCCTGGGCGACGGCTGCACCTCCATCGAGGTCGACGGCCACGAGGAGCACGCGGAGGCCGGTCGGGTCTGCGCCGCGGTGTCGGCGATCACCCAAACCGCGCTGCTGGGCCTGGAGCAGGTCGCCCTGCAGCACCCGGACCTCGTGTCCGTCGAAATCACCCAGGAGTAGACATGTACGCACTGACTGCGGCCCGGCCGTGGTTCCAGCTCGGCCGTCACGATGTGCGGTCGACCGTCCCCGCCGCGATCCGCGCGATGATGCAGAACGGCATCCTCGACCGCGTCTTCGCGGAAGCCCTGCGGCCCGAGTTCATCTTCCCGGCCCTCGCCGACCCCGAGCCGTGGCAGGGCGGTCTCGGTGACACGAAGACTATGACCCGCAAGGGCCTGCTCGCGCCGGTCACCACGGCGATCACCGGCTCGGATACCTCGGCGGCCACCTACGGCATCGAGCAGTGGTCCGTGTCGATGGACCAGTACGGCCAGGCCGTCGACACGAACATGCTGACTTCGGCCATGGCCCTGCAGAGCAAGTTCCTCGCCGACGTCCAGACTCTGGGCATCAACGCCGGGCAGTCCCTCAACCAGATCGCCCGGAACAAGCTTTACGGCGCCTACGCGGGCGGCCGGACCTGGTGTACCACCGCCGGAAGCTCGGACACGTCGATCACCGTGAACTCGGTGGCCGGCTTCACGCACGTCCTCGTCAACGGCGTCCCCACAGCGGTGTCGGCCTCCAACCCGCTGACCGTCACGGTCGAGGGCGTCGCGAACACCGTGACCGGCGTCAATGCGGGTACCAGCACCCTGACCCTGGGTACGGCGCGCGCCGACACTGCTGGCGACTACCTGGTGGCCGCGAACGCGCCCACGACCATCCGGCCGACGGGTGACACCGCCTATGACCTGACGGGTTCCAACACCGTCACGTTCGCGATGTTCAGGAGCGCCGTCACGCGCCTGCGCAAGATGAACGTGCCGACGGTCAACGGCTACTACGTCGCTCACATCGACCCGGACACCGAGTCGCAGCTCTTCTCCGACTCGGACTTCAAGCAGGCCCTCCAGGGCCGAGTCGACTCCCCGATCTACACCGACCTGAGCATCGGCCGGTTCGGCGGCATCGACTGGGTCCGCAACAACGAGTGCCCCACCCTGCTGGGCGGCACCGGCGGAACGGTCACCGTGCACCGGCCGATCGTCCTTGGTGCTGGCGCGCTCGTCGCCGCTCCCTTCGAGGGGATGGGCGACCTGCTCCGCGGCACCGGCGTGGATGACGTCCCGGACATCGCGATGATCGAGGCCGCTCCCGGCGTCCAGGTCGCGCGGATCGTCCGCCCGCCGCAGGACCGCCTGCAGCAGACCCTGTCCACCTCGTGGTCCTGGGTCGGCGACTACGGCGTCCCGTCCGACAGCCTCGCCAACAGCGACGCTGCCCTTTTCAAGCGCGCCGTGGTCCTCGAGCACGCCTGACCGCCCCGCCGGGACGGACGCGGTCCGTCCCGGCAGCTCGAAGGAGACACCATGCGCGTGAAGGCGCTTGAGGCGCTCAGCCTGTACTACAACTACGGAATCGTGGCGGTCGCCGCCAGCGAGGAAGTGAAGGGCGGACTGGCCCTGCATCTTCTGGAGACCGGAGCCAACGTCGAGCTTCTCGACGGGGACGCCAAGGCCTACGGGCGGGAGCCCGCGGCTGATGCTCCGGCCTCGGACGCCGAGCTGGACATCGAGGCCACCGCGGCCGACATCCTCGCCTGGGCCGGCGAAGACCCGGAGCGGGCGGCAGAGGCCCTGGATGCGGAGCTCGCCAAGGACAAGCCGCGCTCGACGCTCGTCAAGCAGCTCGAAAAGCTCGCCGACGCCGACGGCGAGTGAGGGGAGGCTGTCGTGGCTCTTCCCCCGCTGGCCACGGCGGCCGACCTTGCCGCCGCTGGTGCCACTGGCTCGACTGAGGCGATGGACCTGGCGCTGAGGCGGGCCTCTGCCCGTGTCCGCCGCTACACGCGGCAGGACATCACCTTCGTCGCCGACGACACGGTCGAACTGTCCGGCGGTGAGCGCATTCTGCGCCTGCCGCAGTACCCGCTCATCGTCGACGGAAGCCATTCTCTGACTGTCGTTGAGGTGGCCGACTTCGGCGGCATCGAGTGGACGGCCGTTGAGGACCGCGACTACTCGCGGCTCGGCAATGAGCTCACCCGCGGCTACCCCTGGCAGGCTCCCACCCGCCTCATGGGCTGGCCCTGGAATCGTCCTCAGGGCGTGTGGGCGCCGAAGGTGCGAGTGACTTACTCGCATGGCTACGACGAGGTGCCTGACGACATCGTCGACGTGGTGCTCGACCTGGCCACGATGAACCTGACCAACCCCGGCAACCTGCGCGAGGTCGCCATCGACGACTACCGGCAGGTGTTCGCCTCCGAATCAATCGGCGGCGCCCGCCTGTCCAAGTCCCACAAGGAAGACCTCCGCTCGTACCGGCGGCCCGCCTTCTCGGTCGTGCTGAGGTGAGCGCCCTCGAAGCCGCTCTCGCCGCGGGCCGGTTGGCTGCGCTGGAGCTGCAGCGGGAGACGATCACGCTGTACCGGCCGGGCGACGACGGTTTCGACTGGAACGCCGGCACGGACGCGCCGGGTCCTGCGACGGTCATCTACTCGGGCCCGGCCCGGGTGAAACCGGCGGCGCAGTCCCGCGGCGAGGAAGTCAATGCGGGCGAGGTGAACACCACGCTGCGCGAATACACCATCTCCCTGCCCTGGGGTACCGCGGTCGGCGAACGGCCTGCCGTGGGTGATCTGGTGGACGTCACGGCGTCCCCGGATGCCCGCATGGTCGGCCTGCGGCTGTGGGTGACGGGATTCCAGTACAGCTCCACCGCTACAGCGTGGCGGATCACGGCGGAGGACCGGTCATGACAGCGAACACTCGCGAGCTGTACCAGCTGGCCACAGTCTTCGAGCGGAACATCCCTGAGGCGGAGCGCGGGATGGTCGCGGTCGTCACCCGCGGCGCCCTGAACGTGAAGAACGGCTGGCGGGACAACGCGATCGCCACCTCGGGCAAGCATGCCCGCGCGTACCCGTACTCGGTCTCCTATGACGTGAAGCCCATTCCGGGCGGCGCGCGGGCGGAGATCGGGCCCGACAAGGGCAAGAAGCAGGGCGCCCTCGGCAATTTGTTGGAGTACGGCAGCAGCAAGAACCCGCCGCACAACGATGGCGGCCGCGCCCTGCTGGCTGAGGCCCCACGCTTCGCAGCGCAGGTCGCTGCACTCACGGCCCGCCTGGGGCGCCTGTAGTGGCCGCCCCGGACATCAACGCTCACGTGGCCGCGGTCATCGCGGCTCTGGCTGGCGCTGGCTTGGTGGTCGGGGATGGCGGGGCACCGCCCGCCGCCTCCATCCCATCGACCGGCATCTACGTGGCGCTCTACTTCGACCCAGGCCAGTCCTTGCCGGAGTCCCTCGCCGACCAGCGCACAGACTTCGCACTGTCATTCCAGGTCACGGCCGTCGGCCCTACCGCGGAGAAATGCCGGTGGGCTACGCAGCGCACCCGAGTGGCCCTTCACGCCCCGCTGACCGTGGCCGGGCGTACCGCGTGGCGGCCGGAGGAACTGGGCGGCCCTCCGATCCAGCGCGACGACGACGTCTCCCCGCCCCTCTACTACCTGCCGGTGCAGTACCGGCTGCTATCCACGTCCTGACCTGATCGGAGATTCCCATGGCGCTCCTCGCGCAGCAGGTCGTCGCCCTGAGCGGCCTGACCCCGACCTATTCGGCTGCCGCCGCGTCCACCACGGTGACGTGCGGCGAGCGGTCGTTCTTGCACGTCAAGAACACCAACGGCAGCTCGATGACGGTCACGATCACCGCTACTGCCAAGACGCGCGGCCAGGCCGTTGCGGACCTTGTCGTCACGGTGCCCGCGACGACCGGCGACAAGATGATCGGCCCTATCACCGCCGACCTCTTCGCCAGTGCGGCCGACGGCGTCAGCGCCTCGATCACGTACTCCAGCACGACCAGCGTCACCGTCGCCAGCCTGGTCATCTGACCTTCACCCGCGTCCTGCTCGCCCCGTCTGGACGGGGCCTTTTTCATGCCCTGGAGGGCCCATGTCCGACCTCATCAGCGACGGCAAGACCAAGGTGGTCTGGGCGTCGTCCATCGCCAACATCAGCGCGCCGACCACAACCGAGCTGAACGCCGGCAGCGATTTCACGCCGCGCGTCACGCCGGACGGCCTGAAGCTGGACCCGTCCACGGCGGACGTCGACACGTCCTCGCTCGCCTCGACCTACGACACGAAGACGGTCGGCAGGATCGGCTTCGACGCCGAAGTCACGTTCAAGCGCGGCACCACCGGACCTGAGGACCTGCCGTACACCACGCTCAAGTACGGCGTGGCCGGCTACCTGGTGGTCCGTCGCGGCGTCGACTACGCCACGGCCTGGGCCTCGTCACAGAAGTGCGAGGTGTACCCGGTCACCTGCGGAGAGCCCCAGAACTCTTCCCCGGCCGCAAACGAAGTCATGAAGTTTGTGTCCCCCATGAAGGTCACCTCTCAGCCGGCGACCGCCGCGACGGTGGCCTGATGAGTGATATCGCAGACATCCTCAAGAAGGCCAAGCGCCGTGAAAAGTCGGTTTACCTCTGCCTGGCGGGCGAGGAGATCGCGGAGCTGGATCGTCTTGAGCGGCAGCTGGCTGAGCTGGGCAAGGCGTGGCAGCCGGGCAGTCTCGCGGATGCGGACCCACGGGAGAAGCTGGCCAAGCAAGTTGCTGCCGCCCGCAAAAAGGTCAGGAGCGCCGAGACCGAGTTTCGCTTCCGCGCCCTGGGTGACAAGGAGTGGTCGGATCTCCTCGCTGCCCATCCCTCCGCCGACAAGGCACAGATGTGGGATCCGGAAACCTTCGGGCCTGCCCTGATCGCCGCGTGCGCTGTCGACCCGGTGATGAGTGCGGACCAGGTCCGCGAGCTTTTCGACGTGCTCAATCTGGCGCAGCGCGATGAGCTGTGGCGGGGCGCCTACGAGGTCAACACGGAGGCCCCGGGGGTCCCTTTCTCCTTGACCGACTCAGGGATCCTCGATTCCCTCATCGCCGCGAAGTAGAGGCGGCCCGCGCCTGGGGTGTACCTCGCAGTGTCTTCCTCGGCCGGGTCGTGGCGGCGGGCGAGCCTCTATGGCTGGACGAGGACCGGGCATGGGCGCTTGCCCTGGCCGAAGTCGAGGCCGATCAGTGCCCGGACTGCGGGCAGCCGTGGCATGAGACATCCCTGCCGGAGAGCGAGGGCGGCTACAAGGCGGAGCTCCTGCGCTGCCACGCCTGCGCGACCGGAGCCATGAAGCTCCACACCCACCAGGAATCCGGCGGCGACACCCGAGGCATCCACGTCTCCATCACGAAATCGGGGTGAGCCGTGGCCACTCGCACCGTGTCCGTCCTGCTGACCGGCACCGTCACGCCCTACGTAAGCGCGATGCGGTCGGCTGCCCGCACCACGCAGACGACCGCACGGTCGATCGAGGCCGACATGCGCCGGGCGGCCAGCACATCTGCCGCGGCCATGACGTCGATGGCGCGCGCAGCGGAGGCTCAGGCTTCCCGGGCGGGCGCCGGTTTTGAGCGCATGGCGGGCCGGGCCGGCGCAGAGATGTCCCGCCTTGGCGCACAGGGCAGCGCCGCTTTCTCCCGGGTCGGCGCAGGGGTGAATGCCGCCGCGACCGAAGTCGGGTCTCGGTTTCCCGCGGCCACGGCGCGGGCGGGCTCTGCTCTGTCGGAGGTCGGCGTTCGGGGGGCGACGGCCTTTGCTGCGGTGTCGTCTACCGCCAGCGCTGCGGCGTCGGCGGTGAGCTCCCGCTGGTCGTCGGCTGGCGCTCGGGTGTCGGCCGCCATGGCTGGGGCCCGCTCCTCGGCGGACTCTGCGGCAAGCTGGGTCTCCAGCCGCTGGTCAGCTGCGGCAGCTTCAGTCAGCGGTGCTTTCTCCTCTATGCGGCTGGCGGCCTACTCCGCGGGCGCCGGAATCATGGGCGTCGCCACGGATGGGCGTCGGACCCTGGAAGGGCTCCGCACCGCCTCGCTCGGGCTGGTCGCAGTCTTCGGCCTGGCAGCCCTCGCGGCGGCGAAATTCGAGAAGAGCATGAGCGAGGTCCGCGCGGTAACCGGCGGCTCCGCCAAGGACATGAAGGCCTTGTCGCAGGCAGCACTAGACGCCGGCAAGGACACCGTCTACTCGGCGACGCAGGCCGCGAATGCCGAGGCGGAGCTCGCGCGCGCGGGCATCAGTACTGCCGACATTATCGGCGGCGCCCTCAGGGGCTCACTGGACCTGGCTGCTTCCGGGCAACTGGAGCTCGGCGAGTCCGCCATCATCTCCGCCCAGGCCATGAACGCCTTCAAGCTGTCCGGCAAGGATGTCGGGCACATCGCCGACGTCATCTCCGCCGGCGCCGGCAAGTCGGCGACGAATGTTCACGACCTGGGGATGGCTTTCCGACAGGCGGCACTCCTCAGTTCGCAGACGGGACTGTCGCTGGAGCAGACCGTCGGCTCCCTCAGCCTCTTTGCCCAGAATGCTCTGACCGGCTCTGACGCTGGCACCAGCCTCAAGGTGATGCTTCAGCGGCTCGTTCCTCAGTCGAATGAGGCACAGGCCGCAATGGATGCAGTCGGCTTCTCGGCATACGACGCCAGCGGCAATTTCATCGGCCTGTCGGCGCTCGCCGAGAACATGAAGACGTCCTTCTCCAAGTTGACGCCGGAGGCCCGCAACGCGGCGATGGCCACGATTTTCGGGTCGGATGCCGTCCGGGCCGCCACAATCCTGTACGAGGCGGGCGCTGAGGGTGTCGACGGCTGGGTGAAGGCGGTCAACGACCAGGGGTACGCGACCCGCGTCGCCTCGACGATGACCGACAACCTGGCTGGAGACCTTGAGCGCTTGAAGGGCTCGCTGGAGACGGCTCTCATCAGCTCCGGGTCAGGGGCCAACAAGGTTCTCCGCGAGATGGCGCAGGCTCTCACGAGCGTCGTGAACTGGTACTCGCAGCTCTCGCCGAACGTGCAGACCAGCGTGACCGCGATGGCCGGCCTGGTCGGTGTGATCACCTTCGTGGGCACCGGACTGCTGCTCATGCTGCCGCGCATCATGGCGGTGCGGGCCGAGCTGATCGCCCTGGGCGTCACCGCGGCCCGCGTGCGCACCGCGATGCTCGGGCTGGGCGGGCTGAGCATCGTCGTGGCGACGGTCGCAGCCATTTCCTGGGGTGTCGAAAAGCTCACCGAGCGCTTCCGGGATGCTCCGCCGAACATCAACAAGTTGACCGATGCGCTGGTGGATTTCGCCCTGAAGGGCAAGGCGACTGGCGAGCTCAGCAAGCAGTTCGGCGCGAACCTCGACGGCATCGGCGAAGCTGCCGCGCGACTCGCCCACCCCGGCACGCTCGATCGGATTGGCGACAGTCTCTACACCATCACTCACTTCGGCAGTGACGACGAAGGCCTGGTGAAGGCCCGCGATCAGATCAAGGCCCTGGATCAGTCGCTGTCGTCTATGGTCCAGTCGGGCTCTCCCGAGCTGGCCGCGAAGGCTTTCCAGCGTATGGCGGCCGAGGCGGAAGCGCAGGGGACGTCTACGGAGAAGCTGAAGACGCTTTTGCCGCAGTATTCGGACGCCCTCACGGCAACCGGGACTCAGGCCAAACTGGCGGCCGGCTCGCAGAAGCAGCTGGGTGACGCGACGGCCATTACCGCGGACCAGATCGAGGACACCCGGTCTGCGGCTGAGAAGCTCAAGGACGCCCTCAGCGCCCTTAATGGCGTCGCCATCTCAGCGGCCGAGAAGGAGATCGCCTTCCGCTCGTCGCTCGCCGATCTGACGGATGCCGTAAAGGAGAACGGGCACAGCCTGGACGTCACCACGGAGAAGGGGCGCGCCGTCAAGGGCGCTTTCCTCGACGCGGCCAGCGCTGCCTTGGCGCACGCCGAGGCGACTGCCCAGCAGCAGGACAGCGTAGAGGCCGGTAATGCCGTCCTCGAGCAGGACATCGCCATCCTCAAGCGGCAGATGAAGGCCGCAGGCTTCTCCACCGAGGCCATTGAGACACTGATCGGCGCCTATGCCCGAGTCCCGTCGAATGTGACGACGAAGGTGGGCGCCCCCGGCGCCACCCAGTCGACAGCCGAGCTCGAGGCGCTGCGCGTCAAGATCGCCTCAGTCCCGGCGGGCAAGTCGATCACGGTGCAGGCTCCGACCGGTGCGGCGATCCAGGCGCTCCGGGAGCTGGGCTACACGGTCAATACCCTGCCTGACGGCCGGGTCACGATCACCGTGCCGACGTCGGGGGCGATCCAGTCCCTGAACAACTTGCAAGCTCACATCAACAACTTGTCGGGCAAGACCATCCAAATCACCACTCACTACGCGACGACCGGCAGCCCCTACCCGCCCTCGGGCGGGCGCGCCAACCGGGAGGCCGACGGCGGGTACATCCGCGGATACGCGGGCGGCGGTGGCGTGCAGTTCATGCCGTCCGGCGGCCCGGTCTTCGGGCCAGGCACTCCTACCTCGGACAGCGTGCCGACGTGGCTGTCGACGGGCGAATACGTCATCAAGGCGGCCAGCGTCCGCAAGCACGGACTGGCCGCGATGGACCGGCTCAACGCCGGATACGCGCCCAGCCCCGGCTACACGGCTCGACCGGCAGGCCGAATGGGCGGCGGCCTCTCCGGTGGGCAGACCGTCCAGCAGGTCACCAAGCACTACACGATCAACCTGTATGGGGCGAAGCAGTCCTCGGCGGACCAAGCCGCAGACATCGCCCGGCACCTGCAATTCGTGGGCTGAGAAGGGCAGGTGATGGCGCGTGCCGTACATCCCGGGCGCAGAGCTGGGCGGCCGAAGGGTCGACCTGGGTACCGTGCAGCTGGGCGCCGTGGATGCGGACGGCGTCGCCTGGCATCTCCAGGAGCTGGAAGGCTGGGACGGGTCCGAAGTTCGTGCCGAGTACCAGCCGCGCGAGGCCGACCACGGCGCCTGGGCGTCGAGGGTGTACCTCGGGCAGCGGCCCATCGCGATCTCCGGGAAGGTTGAGGCGCCCACCCTCGACCTCCTGGACGCGGCACTGGAGCAGCTGCGGGCCGCGGCTGCCCTCGCGGACACGCTCCTGGTCGTCTACGAGGCCATCCCCAAGCAATCCACGGTCAGGCGGTCCAGTAAGCCGCTGATCAAGATGGTCTCGGACCGGGTCGCCGAGTACTCGCTGCTCGTCACCGCGGCCGACCCGCGCCGGTACGCCGCCTCACTCCAGTCGGGAACCACCGGGCTGCCAGCCACATCGGGCGGCCTGGTTCTTCCGGATACGCCACCTCTGACTATCTCCGCCACGACCATCTCCGGCGTGATCGCCGCCCAGAATGCCGGGACAATTGCGACCCGGCCCGTGCTCGCGATTGACGGCCCAGTCACGCAGCCGATCGTCCAGGTGCAGATCCCCGACGGCACGGTCCGCGAGCTGCGCTACAGCCAGTCGCTGGCATCCGGCGATCGCCTCGTCATCGACACGGGCTCGCACTCGGTGACCCTCAACGGCACCGCGTCCCGGCGGCGGTACCTCTCCATTCCGCAGGGATGGCCCGAGCTCGCGCCCAGCAGCACATCGAACATCCAGTTCCAGGCGGCGTCCTACGACGCTGCCGCAATGCTGACTGCCGAGTGGCGCTCGGCCTGGCTTTGAGGAGGCCCGACCATGGCTGACCCCACCTGGCAGAACACGATTGCCTACGACGGCCTCGAACTCCGGAACTCCGACAGCGCGTTCGTCATGTCCGACGGCACTGCTCTCGGCTCCAGGCCGGGTGTCCGCCCCGGCGATCCGGGGCTGACCACCACGCTGGCCGGCTCCACCATCAACGTGTCCGCAGGCGTCGGCGTGCTGTACCGCTCCAATCAGGGCGTGTACCGGGCGGCCCTCCCGGCCTCGACCAGCCCCGGCACGGTGAACGCGGCACACGCGACGCTGCCGCGCGTCGACTTGGTCTACCTGCGCGTCTGGGACACCGACGTGGACGCTTCTGGCCTCCGGAAGGCGGAGGCCGTCTACCTGGCCGGGACGGCGGCGGCGAGCCCCGTGGCGCCGACGCCGGCCGGCACTCAGATCTACATCCCGCTCGCCACGATCAGCGTGCCCGCCTCGGGCGGTGGATCCCCGTCCGTCTCCACAGCGGTCCGGCCGGTCACGGTCGCCCCCGGCGGCATCCTCCCGGACTCCAGCAGCACCGGCGTGTACGTCGGCCAGTACCGCGACAACGTGTCAACTGGCGCCCTTGAGCGCTGGTCAGGGTCCGCGTGGGTGCCCTGGTCGTCCTTCGTCCGAGGCGTCGCTCCAGCCGGCGCGACAGGTACCTTCACTGGCCAGTACCGCGACAACACGATCACGCTGGTTCAGGACCGCTGGGACGGCTCGGCCTGGACCACGACAGAGCAGCCCACCGCGTCGCTCTTCTACAACGCGATCTCTCTGAGCTCCCACGCCAGCACCTACTTCGCGCTGAGCTTCGCTGGCGGCGGCCTCGCCATGAGCAACAGGGCGAGCATGTGGTCGGCCGGCCAGCCGACACGCCTGGTCCTGCCGCTCGTCGGCACATACGTCGTCGACGGCTACATCCAGTACCCCGGCACCCTCGGTGCGAACGACGCGCGCGGCGAGGTCCGCGTCAACGGCACGAGCTCCACCCTCGCCCGCGTGGGCACCTGCCGCGGCAGCAGCGGCAGCACGTCCGTGACCATCGGCGGCCGGGTCATCGCAACCTCCGCCAACCAGTACGTCGAAATCTTCTGCAACCAAAACTCTGGCGTCACCGCAGCCCTGGTCTGCCAGATCGGCGTCACCCGCGTCTCGGCCAACACGACATGACATACCCGGACCCGCCGCCGTATGAGCTGGACTGGTACGCCTGCGACCTCCTCAGCGGCGGCATCATCGAGGAGCTGAAAAGCCTCCGGCCCACGCAGCCCCTCTCGCGCCGCCTCGGCACCGTCACCACGGCCCGCTTCAGCCTCCACCTGGAAGGGGCGCCGGACGGCTGGGAAGCGTGCACAGCCCCCTGGCGCACGCTTCTGGTCGCGGTCGACTCGGCTACAGACACGCCGCTGTGGGCGGGCATCATCCTCACCCGGGAAGGCGGCAGCACCGACACCCTCGAAATCGGAGCGGCGACCCCGGAGCACTACTTCGACCGCCGGTACGTCACCGACCACGCGCTCGTGCAGCAGGATCAGGCCGACGTCATCACCGCGCTGGTGTCGGAGGCCTTGACGCTCGGGCCGCCTTTCGTCATGGACGCGCCGGACACCGGCGTCCTGATGAATTTCAGCGTCCTAGACAGCGACGACAAGACCGTGCTGTCCGCGATGCAGCAGGTCATGGCCGTCGACGGCGGCCCCGAGTGGACGGTCGACGTGGCATGGACCGTCGACCGGGCCGGCTTCACCCTCCCCGTGCGCGTCCGTCCGAAGATCGGTACACAGCTCGCGGACCCGGAATCCGTCTTCGACCTGCCCGGATGCATCTCCGAGTACAGCATTCACGAGTCCTACGAGATCGGGCGGGGCGCGACCGTGACCGTGGCCCGCGGCGAGGGTGAAGGAACGTCCAGGCTGACCAGCGCCGACCAGATCGCCACCGACCTCGAAGCGACCGGCTGGCCCCGCGGCGTCTACCGGTGGACGCCCTCCTCGGGCATCACCGACCTCACCCAGCTCGACGCGCACGCGGCGAGAGCCCTCACTCTCATGCGCGCAGGAGCCGTGGTCTGGTCGGTCGATGCCGCCGCGTCTCGCGCCCCGCGGCTCGGTATCGACTGGGCTCTCGGTGACACGATCCGCATCGCCATCGAGGACTCCCCCCGCCACCCGGCCGGCGCCGACCTGGTGGCCCGAGTCTGGGCCTGGGAGCTCGACCCGTCCGCGGACGTCCTGAGTCCTGTCCTGGTAGAGGAGGACTGATGCCCACACCGGCCGACATGATCCCGGGCGGCACGACCGGGCTGGCCCAGAAAGTGGCGGCCCTCGAACGTGAGGTCCGCGAGCTGCGCGCGGCCCGGCGGATGGAATCCACCAGCATCTCGGGCGGACAGTACTCCCTCATCACTCCGGCGGGCGTCAGGGTCTTCGGGGTGGGGCAGTGGCCTTCCGGGGTCTACGGAACCGAACTCAAGCGCGATGACGGCAGCCTCGCCCTGGCCGTCTCGGGGCAGGATGACGCCAACGGCAACACGATCCAGATCGCCAGCCGCGACGGCCACACCATCATCGCCGACGACCAATACGCGGACGGCTGGCTCGGCAAGCCCTGGATCCCCGTGGCGATGACCTCGCCATACGACGTCACGGCCGGCGCGTGGGTCCTCACTCACATCGGCACCTGGTGGGCACAGCACCCGGTGCTCGACCTGCACGCATCCGTGTACGCCCCGGCGGCCACGACAGGACAGATCCGATTCCGGGTCGTCGTCAATGAGGCGTCGACCCTGATCGGGCCGACCGCGACCGCCACCGGCGATCAAGAGGTCGACCTCGTCTACCGGGCGAATCGCACAGACCTGGCCGGCATCGAGCACGGCACCAAAGTGCAGGTGCTGCTCGAGTGCCAGCGAACCGCGGGCGCAGGGGTCGTCACCTCCCTGTGCCACGCCGTGATGGGTAGCCACGCCTATTCGTCCGACGAAGCCTGATCCAACCCAGCCCCGGACCGCACCGGCCGGGGCTTCCTCATGCCCTGGAGGCACCATGGCCTGGTATCCGGGCGCCACGAAGATGGAGCTGCAACCCGAGTCGGACGCGCAGCCCGCGATCGTCCCGACTCAGTTCATCCTCCACAGCGTTGCCGCGCCGTGGACAAAGGAACGGATCTTCGAGTACTGGCGCGACAGCACCAACCTCGAGAGCCACTTCGGCCAGAGCTACGACGGCTCAGTCGCCCAGTACATCGGCACTCAGACCCGCGCCGACGCCTGCTACTTGGCCAACCGGCGGTCAGATGGAACTGGCGCGGTGAGCATCGAAACCGCGTCCAACCTCGACCACAGCGACCCGTGGACGGATGCCCAGGTTGAGGGCCTCATCCGACTCGGCGTGTGGATGCACCAGCAGCACGGCATCCCGCTGCGGATCTGTCGGTCGTGGACTGACCCCGGCTACGGCTACCACCGACTCTGGCCCGAGTGGGCGCAGGGCGGCACCGACTGCCCTGGCGACGCCCGAGTTGCCCAGTTCAAGAACGTGATCTTCCCGGCCATCGTCGCCCGCGCGACCGGCCAGACCCAACCCCCCGTGGAGGACGACATGCCTACCCCGTTCGAGCTCTGGGCGTACAAGGGCACAGGCCAGACCGCCGACGCCTACGCCTACCTGCTGAACACCAACAGCCGCGTGGCAGCTCTGGCGACGCAGGTCGCTGGACTGTCCGCCGCCGTCGCGGCCATCGCCGCCAAGCTCGGCGACGACGTCGACACCGCCGAGGTCGTCGCCGCAGTCAAGGCGGCCATCGCAGCCGCCGTCGTCAAGGTCGACGTCACCGTCGACGACCTCACCCCGGGAGCCTGAATGAAGATCTTTAATCGTGAGCCGGCGCTCTGGCTCGGCCTTGTCGCCATCGGCGTCAAGCTGCTCGCCGCGTTCGGCATGGACGTCACCGCCGACCAGCAGGCCGTCATCAACGCCGTCGCCGCGGCCCTCGTGGGCCTGATCCTCGCCGTGATGGCGCACGACGCGATCGGTGCTGCCCTCCTCGGCTTCGCTCAGGCCGCCCTCGCGCTCGCCGTGGGCTTCGGCCTCGACTGGTCCGCCGAGCAGCAGGCCGTCGTCCTCGCCGCCGCTGCCGCCGTCGTCGCCATGTGGGATCGCACGCAGATCACCGCGCCCACCCCGGCCGCGGCAGCAGCTCGGCCGCTCTCGGGCGTGTAGGTGCAGTGCCGTGCGGTCCGGCGGCTCAAGCGTCAGCTGGGCCGCCGCGGCACCATCCTCACCTGCTACGGCATCGTGTGGCTGCTCGTGGGCTGGGGGCAGATCGTCCAGCCGCAACCCGATCAGCGCGGCCTGCAGGTAGCGCTGGCCTTGATGCCACTTAGCGCCTGGGCGTGGTGCTGGATCGCCGCTGGACTGATCGCACTAATAAGCGCATGGGCTCCGCCGGGCCGTGACGCTGCAGGCTTCGTCGCCTTGGTACTGATCGTCGTGCCGTGGATGACGACCTATCTGGCCTCCTGGCTGCTCGGGGACTACCCCCGGGGCTGGGCGGCGGCAGCGGTTTGGGCGGCAATCACCGTCCCAATCATGGTGGTGCTGGGGTGGGCAGAGCCGCCCCGCCGTAAGAGAGCGGACCCCCCTTATGAATGTTGAGACCTGGGCGTCGGTGGGCGTATCGGTGGCGACTGGCGTATGCGGCGTGTGGGCGGCCCGCGCCGCACGCCGGACGCCCAGGCAAGAGAAGCGTGACGACTTCACCGTCGTCACGAAGGAGATCCGCACCTCGCTGACCGAAGTGAAGAAGGACCTGGCCGAGCAGAAAGCCAAGTCGGCCCGGCAGGATGAGCGGATCACGGACCAGTCCCTCGCGCTGGAATGGCTCCAGCGGCGCCTGCGCGACATCCTCGCCAGAGTCCGGCAGGCCGGCCTTGAGGTCCCGCCGGCCGAGCCGATACCCGAGCGCGCGCGCAAGCACATCCACATCGACGTGTGAGAACTGGAGTGCGATATGCCTGATGCTGAGCCGCGCCCAGCCGTCCCCCGCGTCAAAAAGGGAGGCGCGGACGCCGAGACGCTCGTCGGGCTGGGCGCCCTGGAGCCGCAGCGCAAGCCGCCGCCCGACGGCCCGCGCGAGCCGCCGGTCGAAGAGCAGGCGAAGCGCGCCAAGCTCGACGCGGCCCTCACCGAAGCCGGCGTCACCAAAGGCGCCGCGGACACCGTGGCCGTTGATGCGCTCGCCAAGCTGGATGCGGCGACCGTCGAGGCCATCGCCTCATGGGTCAAGCACAAGAAGAAGGACGACCCGCCAGTCAAGGCGTGAGCGTGCCCCCTCCTTCGGGAGGGGGCGTTTTGCTTTGCCCTACTTACCCAGCCACTTGCGCACGGTCATGCGGTCGACTTTGGCGGCCCGCGCGAATCCGGCTTCGCTGAGCTTGCCACCAGTAACGAGGGTCCGGGCGGCCTGCTGAAGCCCGGCGGACGCGGCGGACTCGGCCGCGCGGGCATCGGAGCGCTGGGTGCCGGAGTCGGCGAGCACGTCTTCGACGGGCTCCGTCATGAGGCGGTAGGCGACGGTGAGGGCGGCATCCCGCTCGGCCTGGTCGTCTTCATCGGGGTATCGCTCGTTGATCTCGTCCGCCTCGGCGATGAGTTCGTTGAACTCATCGCCGTCCAGGCCATGGTCGTCGCCAAGCCAAGCTTCGAGTTCGTAGCGCTG